CACCCTAGTGCTAAATTGTGTACTCACGTACGCTCACAGCCTCGCCATCTACGAACTATCGCCAGAGTGCAGAAGAGATGCATAGCAAGGGAGGTCTGTCCATACCTGAGGGTTAGGGTCAATCACGCTCCCCAGCCGTTCCTAGCGCACCTAATCAGCAGGACGGTAATGTGTGTCAATCCTGACACGGAAAGCTAAGGCAAGCCTAGGTTTATGTGTAATTCTTACCTGTGTCAATCCATACACACTTGGATGGCCTCGGGTTTTCCTAAGGTTATCCCTAATGATTAGTTATAGATAGACACCTTCTTAACCTTGGGGTTTCCCTTGGGGTTAACCTTGGGTTTCCCCCAGCATCTCCTCAGTATCCCTAGCGGACGCTCGGGAAACCCCTAGGAAACCCTCAGCTAACCCCAAGGTTAACCCATAGCTAAACCCTTGATAACAAAGGGAAACCCTTAGCTAACCCCTAGACTAACCTAGGGAAACCCTCGGGGTCTGCCCTCTGCCCTTCCCCTACTGGTGTCACACAGGGTTCAGGCCGATTCAAGCGTACGTGGTGCGTATGTACCACTATGCAATCCCACCACCAAACTTTGGGTCGATCAGGTTTCCCACTTGGCCCTTGACCTAGGGGTTCCCTAGGGGTTCCTCTTGGGGAATCCTCGGGTGGGATATACACCCCCGAACACCACCCTTGTGTCGCGCTGCGGGGCACATGTACTGTACTCTGTTCTCGGACCCACGGAAAAACCCTAGGTAAAATTTACACGCGCGCACGGGTGGAACCCTAGGGAGATCCCTAGATAAAATTTAAACGGTTACCCCTATTGACTTCCTAGCGTAACCCGTGATACAATGATGTTGAGGTGAAAAATGCCCTACAAGAACCCGGAAGACTTCCGAGAGTGGAAGAAGAGAAATCCCGAGACGCGCGAGGCGCGTGCTGCCCAAAACCGCAGGAGTTACCTGAGGAACGCCGGGTGGACCTTAGAAACATTCACAGCAGCTTCAGTCAGCCAAGCAGGCCTTTGCGCTATTTGCGGTCTAACCACAGACCCCAAGAATCCCCTAGTTGGACATGGGGGCTTGATGCCAGATCACAGGCATGTGGTCCCGCCCGCTCCCCGTGCTCTACTCTGCTCCCGATGCAATACAGCTATCGGCCTGCTGCGAGAAAACCCCGAGATTTGCCGAGCAGCCGCCGAGTACCTCGAAGCGTGGTCAGGTGTGTAAAATTTACTCTAGGGAAACCCCCGGCACCCGCCAAGGCCGAAGGGGTACCCCGCTTTCTGGTAGAGGTGGTGGCAGAAAAATTTTCCGTCCCGTGCGTAGGGGAACCCCTTGACTTCCCCCGGCCTGACGTGGTACACTACTTAGGATGCTGAGGGATGAGGGAGGAGGGGACGAGCTGAATCCCCGGGTGTACTCAGCAGCCCTCGTCGGGTGCCGAGGGTTGAACGAACACAAAGGTTGAGAGGTGTAACACTGGTGCGATGCGGTAGCCAGCTCTCAACGCCTGACAAACTATGCCGCGCTGCGCGTCAGTTAACCCTCGGCACTTAGAGTAGAGCGGACTACTACGGAGACCCCAGAATAAGTCCGCGAGCAGACACAACAAACGCTTTGGATTGGTGGTGCCTGTCAGTATGGCTCAGCGGCCTGTGAAGCCGTCTTCTCGCTGGTGCAACTCCAGCCCTTTCCTCCAAGTTTCAAATAAGTAAAAAAAAAAATAGCCCTCAAGAGCACCCTAAGCGATCTAGGATGCCCTTGAGGGCTTTTGTTGTTTAGCGATAGCGTTCGTTGATGATCAGCACTACCATTATCAGTAGGCACAATAGGGTTCCATATACATCAGGCTCCGCATACTCCTTTGTCGCCTGAGAGACTCCACCCCTCATCGTCAGTCCCAAGCTTAGACCTGAGACAGTACTCCGTAATCCACACCTGTGGCTCATCTGGTTTGGGTTTAATCCCTTGCTCTTTGAGGTAGGTAGCATTAGTGTCGAGGACTTCTCGGATCTTCACAGCTGCGTGTGTGTAGCTGGAGGCTTTACCGGCGAAGTAATAGCTCCCTCCCAAATCTGCACGACTACGGGCTTCCTTCGCTCGCGTTTCGAAATACTTAGCTAGTTCTTCTAAACGTACCTCCAGTTCTGCAGTGCAGGGCGTGTTGCATTCCGGCACTTGGAAGGTCAGGGGCTTTCCTTCTTTCAGTAGGTCATACCTTGTTCTCATCTGAGTCTCCTTGGGGTAACCCTAGTCTTCCAAGCACTGCTTGGGCTTCGTTCACTTCTCTGTCACACTCAGGACATTCTCCTGTTTCTTGGTCTATGACTACGGTTTTCCCTAGGCTTAACCCTTGGGGTTCACTCTGCCTGATGTAGTGACCTCGGGTGCAGTAGATCATGTAGCCTTCCTTGAGACTACTGAGATAGCCGGGCTTCATCTTCTGCCTCCAATTCTTTTCTCTGGCTTACAGGGTCGAGTGCCCAGAAGTCTTCCCCAGTTCTCTCGAAGTAGGCCGATGCCGTGTCATGGACGAGCAGCAAGTCTCTGTTAAGTTTTGTCTCTTCTTGGTCCAGTGCTTGGTTGCACAATTCATCCACAAGTTCATTTCCTCGGTTTCCTGAGTGCCCGCGCACCCATGATAGTACATGCTCGCCTCGGGTAAGCAAGGCGTATGCTAGGTCTCGGAGAGGTCGTAGCTCTTCATGCTTGATCTTCCAAATTCCTAATGTAGTGTTGATGACCAGCATGCTATCGCAGTTGATCACCAAGTTCATGATCTTGTTTTTCTCGGCCCACATGAGGCAGTCAATCAAGCCGTGGAATTCCGCTTGGTTATTCGTCCTCGCATTCTCTATGAACCTAGCTGCACTGTGAGTAAGGTGATCACCATCGAATACTGCGAAGGCACAGGCGCATTTATCACCGGAGCGGCGGGCTCCATCCGTATATGCTACGGTCATGAAGTCACCTTGGCTAGCACAATATCAGAGCTTCCAAATCCTTTGAAACCCCTAGATTGTCTAGGCAACTCCTCAACCTCCTCAATCATACCCGTTAGGACTTCCACAGGAATAATCTGAGCGATCTTCTCACCTGCTCTGATATCAATGATAGCAGTGCTGACATTTCTGAACATTATTATGATCTCCCCCGTATAGCTGGAGTCAATCACTCCACCCACCGTGAAGAGACCAGCAGCAGCCATGGAACTACGATCCTTAACTATCAGACCGTAGTTTCCATAGTGTTTGTTCAGTCTCGTGAACTGGGCTGAGATACCTGTGCGTACCTTAGTCACTGCGTGGGGATTTATCTCCTGCTCTTCTATGGAGTAGATATCGAAACCTAGGTCTTCCCCAACGTGGCCTACTGTTGGTGCCTTGGCCCGCTGGTCGAGCTTCTTATACTGTAGCATTTATCCTCCGCATGTGCCGCCCTTTCCGCTAATTTCACAAATGTCCTGCTGCTCTACAAAGACTTCACCTACGTGTTTCACCGCTGTCGCCCATTTTATAGGTGTGAGAGGTTGTCCTGAGCGCGCGCCGTCCGGGTAGGTAGTCAATCCCCTGAGTTGTGGAAGGTACTTGATGAATGTCTTACCAAACTTCTGCACGGTATCTGAGTTGTTGGCTTCCGTCCCCCACTGAGGCAAATTAATGGTACTTGATATAGCATGATCTACGTACTTCTGAACATGAGCTTGAAATGACAGCCTACGCTCAACGTCCTCAGCTAACACATAAGCGTCTTCAATGTTCTCTGGGTTAACTCCATTCTTCTCGATCAATCGCTTAGCTGTGGGGTCCAAAACATACTGGTAATTCCACACGTTTCCTTTGATGTACCTACGTTTGAATGCAGCGCAGAACAAGGGTTCAATACCAGTTGAAGTTTCCCCGAGAATTCCTATGCTTCCCGTAGGGGCTATAGCTCGGGTTTTTACGGGGCAGGATAAGTCCCATTTCTTCGCGTATTGCTCAGCGTACTTAGTACTGTCTGAGTATAGTTCAAGATACTTATCTAAGTCAGTATCTGGACCATACCTCTTCCCGTTGATTAGTAACCATTCGTGAATGCCCATGAGACCTAAGCCAAGCCTACGATTCTTGGTTCTTACTGTGTCTACCTTGGAGTAAGGTACATCTGAGTACACAGTCCCTGCGAGTAGGAATGCTGTGGCACATTCTACTACAGCCTTCATTTCTGTGATATCGGATATTCTAGCAAGGTTGATAGATCCTAAGTTACAAACATCTGAGTCATCTTCGCTAGTTAATTCTGTGCAATTAGAAATAATTACTCCTTCCGCCATAAATGAGTGCTCTGGCAGATTTACATCACAGCAGAATACATCTTCAAACCCAGCGTCCTCCACAGATACAACTTTTATTGCCGCAGCTCTGTAGGATGTACAAGCTTTTATTTGTAATCTGCTGGTAGGGATGATATTAGAAAACCTAGTAACATAGGCAGTTTGCACAGTGAGCATGTATCCTTGAGAGTTCCCGTATGTAGAAATACCAGCAGTTGATATTCCTGAAAGTATACCCAGCTGTTCTAGTAGCCTGCGCACACCTACGAGAAACTCATAGTGCTTGGAGGCCAACCTTACTCTGTTCTGTGCTTCAAAATAATTACCGTCCGCATCGAATAGTCCCGCAACAAAGCTTTCTTGAAAATCCCTGTCACAAGAGTAAACATCATGTGGAAATACGGCTTTATCACGATTCAAAAACAAACCATCGTTTCGAGTATATGCTCTAATGTAGCCACGACCGTCTTGCCGATTTACAGAAGTAAACAAATCTGTAGGAAATCCCCCTACACATGCTTTTGATTCTTCTGTGCAAAATGTAACTTCTGCCCGTGGATACTTTTTATTAAAAGTACCATCTCCATAAATATAGCCAAGAGCATACCCCCGACCATCGAATTTTCCTTTAGATTCGTTAGCCCACATTTTTACTTCAAGAGGAGAGCCAACACACAACTCTCCAGCGGCCACCTTAACTCCTGTACTTAAAATAAATTCATGAGAAGGATCGCATACTATTTCTCTTCCACCTGTCATCTTTACACGTACAACGGGTACACTATCTCCTGTCTTTTTAAACATGACATTTTCAGCCCAATTTTTACCTGTCCAAACTGTTACTAGCTCTAATACTATATCACCTACACGTTGGTAGCCTTCGTTAGTGTAAACATAAGTATTAGCAGAAACAGGGGCGTTCCTTAGTGTTTCCTTTCTGTTTTTTCCTGTGTCGATGCTGAACCCGGGCTCCCCCGTCTTGAGCATACGCTCCATGACTGTCCAATAAACCGCACTCGCATGGGAGTTGTGAACATGTTTCTCGTCATGATATGCCTCGAAGAATTCATCGTCAAGTTGCACGCTGATGTTAGTCATGTCCAGTGTGGCAGGAAAGTTGAAGTCCTTGGCCTTCATGCTGCGTACTTCTGGTGTCCAGTTCTTCATTGTGATAAACTTCATTACGTCTGGGTGTCGCCACGACAAGCCTGCCCACAGTGCGGACCTGCGGCTTCCTCCCTGCATTACTGCTCGCCCCAGCTCATTCGTAGCTTGCATCAGGCTCAGCGGCCCGGTAGCGAAGCCGCCTGTCTTGCGTATGAGTTTGCCTTCAGAGCGAATATGGCTGTAGTCAGTTCCGATTCCGGCCCCTGTCATCAACCCCATGGCATGCTTGTGCATGTGGTCTGCCCACCCTTCGCGACTGTCTTCTGCACGAAACATGAGGCAGTTGTTAACTTGATGCAAGGGGCGTCCCGAGGCATATAAATATCTTCCACCGGGGATAAATTTGCGTTCTATGATGTATTGCTTGGTTTGCTCGATGAGGGACTTAGGTGCGCCCACAGATTTCAGCACAGTTCGGCTGACGCGTTCTGCTACTTCCTCCCATGTTTCTTTGCTTCCGTCTTTACGCTCGTGGGAATATTTCTGGAGCAGAATCGCTTCAGCGAAACTGCTCATACTGCTCTTCATTGGATTTCTCTTTCTTGTTCGTTGTGTATGAAGTCTTGTTCAAGCACAAATGTGCTGTGTTTAGCTGGGCAGATAAATCTGAAAAATTGTGGCCTAGTCTGAACCGCAGCACGGTATGCTTGGGCGTTACACCAAGCACAGTTGAGATATGGCGTAATATCCTTGGTGTTCATGTAGTCTCCTTTACTTCTGCCAGTGGTCTGATATGTGGTACTCACTCGTCATTTTTACCTTTGAAATAACCTCAGCTCCAGCCCTGAGAAATGCATCAGACACAAGCTCGGCTACTTCCTTGCTGTGTCTCTTAGGGCTCAAAATTTGAAGCTCATCGTGGACCATGCTGAGCAGCTTGGCATTGTACTGAGGAAGAACGTGCCAGAGGTATGGTTTACCAGAAGCATCTGCGCCAGCTCCCATCGCGCGTTTAACAAGCGAAGCGTTGGTCCCTTGCACCCCATGATTCTTGCCTCTGCGTCCGATGCTTCCCCACAGGCCACGCATAGCTGACTTGACCTCTGCTTCGGATGGTTCCCTGTGTGTTAGTTTGTATTTTTCATCAACTGTGGGGTCTTTAAGGTACGCTGCTTTGAAGTTGAAAATGTTTTTCTCTTGTGCTTCTTCACTGAGTTCCAATCTATCCGCGTGTTCGTCCTTGTAATATTCTTTTGCTGTCTCCCATGTCGGAGCGGGCAGCAAACGTCGTCTTCCGTACATGTCTCGTGCTTCATTTAGACGCTGCGCTTGTTCTCCTGCCTCCTTAAGGTATTTCCACACGAATGGGAAAGCCTTCTCGTGCTGACGCATGAGTTCTTTTGCTGCGTCTACAGTGATGCCAAGTTCATCAGCTAAGGCATCAGGGCCCCCGCCATAACAAAGCAAAAAGTTAATCGCCTTGGTATTTTTACGCAGCTTCTTATGCTCTTTACATTCACATTTCTGTCTCTCAGGTTTACCCTCTGCATCTAGCTTGAAGTAAGCGCAGCCGTCCTCAGTGCCCGCTTTCCATTTTTCAGACTCTAAAATCTCGGTTGAAACCGAGTGGACATCTTGGTTGCTGTTAAAAGCCTTAATCCACGACGGCTCATTTGAAAGCTCTGCGATGATACGCAACTCACAACCTTCAAGATCAATTGTGATTATATCATAACCTTCTGGAGAAAGATAGTCTGGAGGATTAGTGACAAAGCATTCTCTGACATCATCTTCAGCAGGTAAATTTTGTGCGTTAGGCTTAGACGAGCTTGTCCTCCCAGTTTCCGCTTCGAGTTGTGAATACACACAATGTAACCTGCCATCCCACGGATGTAAAAACCCTTCTTCCTTGCACGCCTTGGTGACCCAAGTCTGCGTCCATTGAAGTCCGTATGTAGAGATAGTTTTCCCATCTTTCCTGAAGTTTCGTAAAAGATGAATCAAGGGACGATCATTGAACTTCAGGAGATGCTCGTCGGCAACACTCTCTAGGCTCTTCAGCCCTTTTATTTGCTTGAGAGCAGAAAGCAACTGTTCGTGAGAGTCGTAATTTAGAAATGCCTCACCTGCACACTTCGGCAATGCAGCTTTCACTCTGGTATTTTGCTTGCTTAGTTCGGAGTATGCCTTGCGTGCATCGGCCTTCTTGGCCAACCGCGCATCCTTCAACATTTTTAATTGTGCACGTAGTTCGGCCTTCTTGGCATTGTCGCGTGTGCTGCGTATCTCGTCAGCTTTTGTAGCTTCCTCTGGGGTGAGCAGTTCAAACCCCTTGCGCCAGTTGTCTTCACGGCGGGCGAGTTCCTCAAAGTCTATCTGCTCAGTTTTCCTGCCCACAACGGGCACAAAGGTCTCGTCCAAAATCTTAAATGCGGCGTTACGACGTTCTGTCACTGCATCTATGCGCTTCTTCCAGCGCTCACAGTCAATTCTCTGCCCCGTAAGATGCATGTCTTGGAAGCTGCCTATGGCGTCGTTCTCAATTTGTACTGTGGTGAGTAGTTGGTCTGTTGTCAGCTCACGAAGTTGATGCTCGCGCATTGACAACGGCATTCTGGTGTCAAACGCTGCGTAGGCAATCATCTCGGTCGTCAGCGGCCCATCGAGCGTGAACTTGTCCTGTTGTTCTTTATCTACGAGCAGCCCAAATCTCCTCGCTACAATGGACGCCATGGAAAACTCAGTCATGCGCTTCAGGCTGATGTTACCTGCCTGAATGACTCTTTCAGCGAGATCCGTTGAGAAAACATGCCACATGCGCTGCCCGAAGTTCCACCAGAATACCATATACTCAAACGACAGGTTTTGTCCCACCTTTAGCACAGCGTTGCTGCAGATCGCTGGGGTGAGAATATCGAACACAGGTTTGTAGCAGGGATCGAGTGTGTAGAGACCTTGGGATTGACTCAAACGCTCGGGGGACCCTGCGAAGGGTAGGAGGTCGATCACGAACTGCTTGGCTTTGTCCCCAATTTGGATTGTACGTACTTTGCGAAAATAGAAATCGCCACACCAGTTGGTCTCTGTATCAAGGCCCACCAGCCCTTTCGTTGCAAGTTTTTCTGCCACAAAACTTGACAATTCGGGCAACCCGGCATCGGGCGTCACTAACGTAATGTTCATTGGAGGGCTCAGCGTGCTGAGGTCCAGCGGCTTCAATGTTGATGTACCCATTCTGAGTCCTTTCCTTATGCTCGCGCAGATGCAACGGCATCACTTAGTTTTTCCAAAACACGCGCATGCCCTTGCTGCGCAACGCGGCCATCTTCTTCTTGCACTCCAACAATTGAGCGTTGCCGAAGGCTACCTGCTGCTCAACTTTTAGGCGGGAGGCGCTATCTAACTGAAAACTCCCTACAGCGGACGCGATCCCGGCGCGCCATTTCTCCATTTCCTGCTGAATTTTCTGCCGTTCTCGGGAGACGGCATCTGGCGTCTTTCTCATGAGGTTTGCCTCAGGTCTTTCCTTTCATACAGATACATGTCTGTTTGTCGGTAAGCTGTTGATTCCCTAGGGAAAACCCTTGTAAGTTGTTGATTCCCTTAGAAGTGGTGGTAAGTCCTTTGGAATCCTAGGCACTCTCCTAAGTACTTGATTCTTATAGGGTATACTATATAGTACTCTCCCCCAAGAGGTACTAGAGTATGGTACACCATGTTTCACCTGATGTCAATAGGAAAAATTTACACGGTACCTGAGGGGGTGCAAATTTACACTATTATTTAGTTGACAAAGTGCTTATGGGCATGATACAATTTTCATAGTGGAATTATTGTGTGGGTGGGACGCCTCATACGTCCTGCCCACCCCCTTATGAGGAGGGACCATGACAGAGCTAGAAGCAAGGCAAGAAGAAATGCGATTACGCAACTCTGTCTGTACTAAGACAGCAGTGAGAGTAATCTCGATTATAGACAGAGTTCTTGCGGTAAGAGAGCAACGAACTGCTCAGCGAATAAAAGAATATGAAGATACTTTGGCGCTGAGACCTAAGCAATTATTTAGAAATGGAAAAGTTGTGCCTGAAGTTGTAGAACTTTCAAAGAAACAAAGAATTAAAGTGGAGCGCACAGCAGATTATCCTGTACCACGTGATTTGAAACGAAATGGTTGGACCCCTGAACTGTTCTACTCAGCCATTAAAAAGCAGAATGGCGAATGTGCTATATGTAATAGGAAACTTACATTTGAGAATGGAACGAGCGGCTCTAGAGCATGTACAGACCATCAGCACACTGTCCCACCGAATCCCAGAGGGATTCTCTGTTCTCCTTGCAACTCCGCCATTGGTCTTCTGAAAGATTCCCCAGAGTTGTGCGAAGCAGCCGCAGAATACCTTCGCAAGAGTTTATAAGTTTGGGCGTAGCAGCAGTAATGTTGTAGGCATCGCAACAAGGTGCCTGCCCAGCGTATTTGTTCCTTCGCAGCGTTGTCGCGCAAAGCCAGCCTCAGGAACGACGTGAGGAGACCCCACGATACAAAAGGGTCTCACATTTTAGTTACAGGATTTTTTGTCAGGTAGTATTGGAGGCAGACATGGTAGTCCTACTTGTTCTTTTTACCAGCACAGTTTTCCTCAGTATCGACTCATTCAGAAACTGGAACAAGAATCGCATTCGCGTACCGCGTGGCACGATGTATACGACTCCCGGCTTCGAAGCGCTTGGTTGTTTGGCACAGGATGGACCACTTCCTGAAAAGAAAAAGAGTCATAAACAAAATCCCAAGGCTTAGTGGCCTTTGATCTAGAGGTGGTTCAGTGGAAAACCCTATCACACCTTTGACACCTGAGCAAACAGCCAAGGAAGAATCTCAGGCAGCTAAAGAGAGATACCTGCACAGGACACTGGTTGGCTTGGATCAATTTGTAAATGTGCTGGCTGGTGGGCATCCCGACGAAACGATCTCCGCGCGGGCGGCTAGGGCAGCTGAACAGAACAAGATGTGGGGAAAAGGAATGTCTTCCTTTCTCAACTTGTTTCAGAAAGACCATGGGCCAGACGCACAAGCAGGAGATTTAGAGCGCGCCACAGCCGTTGCCAAGATTGAAGATCAGTCAGGTGGCATTGACAAGTAAAGTTTCAGAGAGTGGTGTAGTCTGGTAGCATCCGTGGTCTGGAACCATGTGGCCGCAGGTTCAAATCCTGCCTCTCTGACCATGTTGCGGGGTAGTAGCGCAGGACAATACGCGAGCCTCATAAGCTCGAAACGCGAGTGCAAATCTCGCCGCCGCAACCAAATCCTAAAAGTTCTACGGCCATCAGACGCTTAGCGGGTGGTGAGGGGTCGCCTCGGTAGCGACTCCGTAGCCGTTGAAGAAGACTCACCCTGTGTCACCCTGTGTGACCTGTGCTGGTGAGACTGCGGGATGCGATACCCGCTTAGCGGCGTAGCCATACGCCTTGTGCGCACAGAATGCTGGTTTGCTACCAGCGAAATGGCATAGAGGTCTTTGGTAGATTCTTTCCTCGCATGCAAATGAATCTCCAGCTTTTAGAAAATGGGCTGTTCGTCTAATGTGAGGACTTTTCCCTTGCACGGAAACAACGGGAGTTAGACCCTCCCACGGTCCACCAAGTTTGCCCGTCAGTGCATTGGTCACTTTGTGTGGCAACTGACCCAACGCCCAGTTGGCCCGTGAGGGGACGAGGCAATATCATCATAAATAAGTCATACCAGCCCAAGCCTAAACAGCTTGGGCTTTTTCGTGCCCGTCTGGAGAAGTCCATGAGGTCAGACCCAACCCTAAGGAATTGGTACAGGATAATCAACAGACGCTTCTTCGACAGTCAACTTCCCAATGACGTTTGTGTTAGGTGGGCAGAAGACTCGGAAGAGGACGACGAGAGATGGGAAGAGAAATACTTTGGCTCTGCAGACAAAGCCAGAGATGGTAGGCATTCCTACGTAATAGTCATGAGTAGGAAGTTGAACATCCCGGCATCAACAAGACTTATAACTCTTTGTCATGAAATGTGCCACATAGCAACGGAGTTGAAAGACAACCATGGTCCAGCCTTTGAATATTGGAGGCAGTACATAGCAGACCGAGGTATCTTCAAGAAAAATGCCCTTAGGAAGGGTCTTACTATTTTTTGAAAACAAAACTCAAGGAGAGACTCAGATGGCAGAAACAATCGAAGCAGTCGTAGCACCTACGTCTAACCCCGTGACCGAAGCCACAACTGTGGCAGAAGTCCCCAAGCGCACCAAGCAGGCATTGACCGCAGAAGAACGCGAGCCGCTGCACAAATTTGAAACGGCGTACCTCAAGGCGCAGATCCAATTGAATGCCTTGACGCAGCAAACCCAAGCGGCTCAGAAGGGCTTCACGGAAGCTGTGGAAGCCCTCGGCAAGAAGTACGAAATCAACCCCAAAGAGATGCAGTTCGACAATACGCAGTTTGAATTTGTCGCAATCGCGGGGCAGGCAGCGCCGGTGGCTATGAAAGCCGTCAAACAGTAAGGAGCCAGAAAATGGCCGACTCAGAAAAGTTAGTAGACATCACAAAACCCGGTGTGTTCAAAGACACACCGGGCGCTTCAGAAGGTATCATCATACGTAGGGATGTTCCGGTAAAAGTAGCTAGGGGTGAGGGCGGTAAGTTTGTCAAGCAAGCAAAATCCATGCCCAAGACCCAAGATGTCACTAGGCTTCTAAGGAATTTGCTTAATCAGGCCGAGGCAGGACCTGATGGAGTGCTGCGCAGAGGGGGTAAGACTCGCCTGCGAGCGATGTTCGACAACATCGTGACCATTGCAAGCAAAGACCCTAATATACCGCTCTTTGATAAAGAGGGTAACCCCGTATTGAATGCAGATGGCACGCAGCGCACGTACTTCAGCGACAAGATTGCGGGTGTGGCAGTACAGGCATTCGATAAACTTGCCTTGCGCGTATACGGTGCGTATAACAAGAGCGATGAAGAATTGGATGCAATGAAGTCCCAAGGCGTCAAGTTTGTGGTGATTGCACCACCAGACATGATGAACCGTGAAGTTATAGAAGATAAGCCCAAGGAAGCTTTGAAGCCCGCGTTTTTAGAGGGGGAGTTCGTAGAAGACAAGAGTTAGAGACACCCTGAGCCTTGATCAGCTCGGGCTAGAGCCGAGGAGTGCCCTCAAGCCTCCTTGGTTCGACCTACTTGAGGAGATAAATAATGCCGTACGCAGATCCAGATGTAAGTAGAGAGTATCACACTCGGAAATCAGCAGAGTGGGCTAAGAATCACCCAGAGAAGAGGGAAAGAATACGCAAGAAGCACTGTCAAACACTAAAGCACAAAATATCAAAAAGAAAGTGTGTGCTAAAGAGCAAGGGCTGGACCCCAGAGTCCTACGCTGCAGCCCTTGTAACGCAAGAGTACCGATGTGCTGTATGTCTTGTACTGTTTGATTTGAGATTAAAGCAAGGAAAGGGAGCAGCGTGTGCCGACCACGACCATCACACGAATAAATCCAGAGGAATTCTGTGCTCAAATTGTAACCTTCTCTTAGGCCATGCGATGGACAGCGAGGAGATACTACTTAAGGCAGCTGCCTATCTCAGAAAGCATAAAGATGCCTCGAAAAAAGATCGTTGAAGAAAAAGCTCGCCCGCCATATCTAAACGCGGACGGCACTCTGGAGATATCAAAGATATTTGAGTTTCAGCCTAAGCAGACAGAGCTGCTTCAAGTGCGCACCAGAGATGGAGTGCCTTATATAATGCCGATAGCCCCCCAATGCCTAAGCGTTGGAGGTTTTCGCTCAGGAAAGACAGTGGGAGTTCTGATGTACTTTGTCATGAACTACTGCTTGGCATTTGAGAACTGTGACATCCTAATCCTTAGAAGGACATTCAAAGAGTTGGAGTCCGGCTGCATAAAGGACGCTCTTACGTTCATACCTCCAGAGATTTACAACTACGACCAAACGAAACATTGCTTGACATTCAAAAATGGCTCACGTATAGTTTTTGGCCATTGTCAGAACAATAAAATGCGGGATTAAAAAGTCAGTCCCCTCACTCAGAGATGAGTGTTGAAGAATCGAGAGAATTCAGGGAAACACTCGAAAGAGTCAATCCTGAGCCGAGCGCATAAAAATCATGCGAAGGTGCAACGATCATCCCGTCGCTGGGAGTAGGGAACAGTGTTCCCGAAGCACTCGACATCTGAAAAGATGATGATATGATCTGGACTTGCTGGTGACAGCAAGAGTTTGGATGGAAACGATCCAAGCATAACATAATCGATTGAACAATATCTCGGTCAAGCGTACTGTGCCATTCTCATTGATGAGTGTGGACAGTTCTCACCTGATGCATGGATGATGCTATACGCACGTAATATAGTCAACGCGGCTTGTAAACCCAATGTGCATGGGCACTTTCCAATCCCGTGTGTCTGGGGCTGCACTAACCCGCTCGGTCCTTACTACGAATTTTACCGTACGGTATTCGTGCAGAAGGAACCCTTTGATAAACCCGAGAATGCGAAGCGAGACAGCAACGGCGCATGGTGGGTTGACTCCAATGGGGAATGGCTCAACATCTACGACCCCTCGTTGTACGCCTACCAGCGTTCGACAGCCATGGATAACCCTAAGTTTCTCGCAAGAGATCCCGGGTTTCTAGCGCGCATGAACAGTATGCCCAAAGCCAAGAGAGATAAAATGCTGCTTGGATTGGATGGGGCTGTTGAGGGACAGTACTTTTCAAACTTCGACCCTTATGAACATGTGATTGATCTTCGTGAAGACCCCGAAGCTATCATTTGGCAATCTTATCAGCCAGTGTGGGGGGCGCAAGACTGGGGAGTTGGGCACTATAACGCGGCTTATTTATTCACCAAAGCATTGGTTAGAACCATTGGTAATGAGTACAAAACGAAGACCGTATGCTTCGCAGAAACCGTGCTTCAAGGTGGAAAAACGCACAAAGAATGGGCAGCGATATTCAAACGCATGTGTAAACTGCCCAACGGTGAACCAGCAATTCCAAAATCGATATTCTTTTCTCACGAAAAGTTTTCTAAGCAGGTCACTGGGCACACACCGGCTGATGAATACTCAGTAGAACTTAGAGCTTTAGGGCTTCCTCCGGTAACCCGTGCAGCAGCGGCAGCAGGTGATCGTGTGGGATCTGCATCAATGGTTTACAACATGTTGTCCAACGGAGAACTGGTCATACTTGACACCTGCAGGGATATCATCAACACGTTTCCTACATTGATGCGTGATCCAGATATGATGGACGACGTACTCAAAGTCAACACTCGTGGAGACGATGCGTGGGACGCCTTTCGCTATGGGATTTACGGAATGTATAAGTCACGCAGAAAACCAGAGATAATCACAATTGAAGAACATGCCAAAAATTTGGACCCTCTTGCAGGTTGGTTTTACAGGCAAAAGATGCTAGCCAGTCGCAAGAATGAAAATACACCCTTTGTTCAGGCCGAGCAACCCGTTTGGCTAGGAAAAGGTGTATACTAAGGAGACTCAGCGTGGGAATCGAATATGAAGAGACGTGGGGAGCACTCATACGTCAATTTTTTCGAGAATTATTCGGAAGTAGATATGCCGACCACCTCGAAGGTGAGATTTTGCGCTTGCGCAATGACCACGACAGAGTTTTGCATGATCGAGACGTGCAAATTGCCTCTCAGCGTGAAGAAATCGCGCGCTTGAACACCAAAATCATCGTGTATGAGAACACGGTGATGTCTCACAGCTCGAAAATGGGCGCAGAAGTGGTTGCTTATCAAAAACCAGCTCCACCGAAGCCCGCGTTCAATTTTGTAGACATGCCGCAGACGAAATCTCGCTGGCAAGTCATGCAAGACGAGCATGACGCGCAAATAGCCAAGGAAGAAGCTGAGGAACAAGCACAGAAAGCTGCAACTGCAGCGAAGGAGTAGTTGTGGCTGAAGAAAAGAAGGGTGAAGTAGAGCACATCAGTATATCCAAAGCAAAAAATGGATTCAAAATTTGTTGCTCCTATGAGGCAGAAAAGACACTCTCACAAAGAGCCGGGTGGGCACCGTGCATGCCCTGCACAACAGAGGATTGGGTGGAAAAAACCAAAGAGGCCGTGATCAAACGCCTAGAGGAGATATTGTAATGAGTTTTCCAAGCAAAAACGGCAAATCGTATGGCTCAGCCTACGTAGCCAAGAAAAAAGATTCAATGCACGAAGGTATGGGCAAGGAACCAGTGCAGTCTAACCCAGAAAAAGGATCAGAACCCAAGGAAGAACCCCGGACTAACCCTATGGGTGAAGCCAAGTTTTCGGCTAAGGAAGCCACAGCTCCAGACAATGATGTTCTAGGGAACCCCGAGGGCGTCGATGCAGGTGCAGTGGCAGCTGAGCATGGTCCGGCAGAAAACGTCACGATCCACCACGATCACCAAGGTGGAAAGCATGTCGTAGTGAGCAGACATCCAGACGGACACATGAACCTCAGTCAACACAAATCTCATACCGAGGCGCACGAGGCCGCAAAGCAGCTTTCTGGGCCAGCAAACGAAGAGAACACAGACAAGAGCGCTAATGCCGACGCAGGGCAAGGCGACATGTTTGGCGAGAAGGAATCGGATGGATTTTCCATGCCGAGACTTTCTTAGAGAAATATCAGGAGAGATAAAAATGTATGAAAGCAAGCGCGAGCCGGGGCGCAAATTCGGTAGTATCTACGCGGGGAAGCGATTCGATTCCTACGACGCCGGGAAACAGCCCGGTGAGGAAAACGAGAACGAGCACTCCACTTCGGAGGACCATGGTGAAGACAAAGTAAACACCATGGGTAAGGACAAAACTCCACACGACAAAACAGCCACCAGTGCTCATGCAGAAACTCCCAGCGCCATTGTAGCGTCCCACGGGCCAGCGCATACGGTGCACATCGCGCACAATGAAGATGGAACGCATCGTGTTTCGTCTGCACATGATGATGGCTACAACAGTGAGAGTGATCACTCAACATCTGACGAAGCCCACAGCCACGCCGAGCAACTGTCCCTAGAAGCAGGCGGGGAAGACCAAGCGAGTGACGTGAAGCGCAGGGCACATTACCCACAACAGGGCGCAGAGTCAGAATCAAGAAATTTTGAAGCCCCCGATTTGGTGTAACGTATGCCATTCGTCTCGGCTAAACAAAGAGCATTTGGGCATGCAAACCCAGAGAAATTCGGTGGGGAAAAAGGGTTGAAGGAGTGGGAAAGTTCCACACCCTCCAAACTTCCCACCTATAAGCATGGGAAGACAACATCTCCCGACACAAAGAAGCGTTTCAATTACTCGGCCAAGAAGAAAAAGGACTAGTCATGATTGGTATGGCGAGAAAGAAAACACACAATGTAGACCTTGGAGAAAAAGGAAGTTTCAAGGTGAACAAAGGTGGTCTCCATCGAGCCCTAGGGGTTCCCGAGGGAAAGAAATTGACCTACGCGCAAAAGCAGCCCAAACCGGGCGACAGCGAACACGTAAAACGAATGAAGGCGAGCGCTAAAGGCTTCGCCGCGATGCATCACTAGAGAGGAATTCAAATGGCTGACGAAAAAACCAGCGTGGCGAGCAGCGTGCCGTCCGCAATGCCCTACGAACAGCCAGAGAAGCCCGAGGACTCTCCTCTTGGTGTACTAGCTCCTTTTGATTGGTCATCGGAACCGTTCGTGGAACTCTCAGATGAAGCCAAAGGCGCATTGATGCAGTTGGATATCATCTGCACTAAGACAGATGTCGCAGCACGCAGGTTGGAAGTCGAGCAAGCTTGGGAAGCGATTCATTTTGATAGAGGGTACCAACATCTCCTTAGACGAAAGGGCGGGGGATACGAACTCCCCGGCACAGCCTCACCGTATGGTGCGAGTCAACAGAGAAACAACAACACAATTTACGACACGAATGTGTATGGCTCCAAGGGGGACATTATCGTCGCGGCATTGTCGCGTGAAGTTCCCAAGGTAGAGTTCTTCCCTGCAGATCCCGACTACGGCCCAGACATTGTGGCCGCAGAAGAAGCCGAGCGCTTCAAAGAGATCTGGGGACGTAACAACAACCTGCGCGCCTTGCTCGTGGAGTGTGCCAGAATTTTCTGGAATGAAGATCGTGTTTTAGCATGGACTCGCTTTGAATTGAATGGGCAGTTGTATGGCTTCGAGGGAGACAGGGATGGAGAGACTGCCCCGGTAACCGCAGAGGACATCCTCAATCCACCTGATGCAGTGGCTACAGGCCAAGACGGATTGGATGAAGTGCTGGAGCAATTAGTTCCTCCTGCTGATGAGCAGACTGAAGACCACGATGAAGACGAGGACGATGACAGTGAGCAGAGCAATGCAAGTCAGCCCGAGGGGTTAGAACCAATTGCTAACAAAAAGCCTAGGGGACGCGAAGTCACGACCCTGCATGGCAAGCTCGATCACAAGGTTCCCATCGCGGTGGATAGCATTAAAGACATGCAATTCGTGCAGCTCTTCCAAGATTTGGATGTGGCGATAGCGAAAGCATACGCACCATGGATTGCGGATAAGATTAAACCGGGTGGAGATGGTCAGTCCGAGGTTGAGCTGGACCGCATCGCCCGTGAGAACACACGTCAAGCTGTGCTCGGTGCGTATGTAACTGGAGACTCATTCCAGCGTCACACCGTCGTGAAGCACACATGGTTTCGCCCCTCGATGTTTATGGACGAAAAGGTCAATGACCAAGCAAGAGCAGACTTGATGGAGGCGTTCCCTAACGGGGCACTCCTTGTCAAGGTCGGCGCAAACTTTGCGTTTGCCCGTAATGAGAGCATGGACAAGCACCTCGCCATATCTCATCCATTCTCTGGCAAGGGTCAGAACCGAAGAGCCCTAGGGACTTCCATGATTTCCGTCCAGAAGCGCATTAACGACTGGGTGGATCTCTTAGACGATTATTTCAAGCGCACAGTATCCAAAAAGTGGATGAATGCCGAAGCATTTGACATCCAAGCCATCCAAGGACAGACCAACGTACCCGGCAGCACTGGAGCATTCCAGCCGCAGCCCGGGCTCACTACCATGGATCAGTACATCATGATTGAGCCCACGCCACAGCCGCAACCAGCGATGTGGGAAGCTATCAAGTACTTCATTGAACAGCTTGCCGATGTCATCACTGGAGCCATGCCGTCTCTATTCGGTGCGGCCACAGGCGAGAATACGGTGGGCAATGCCGAGATCCAACGAGATCAGGCTTTGCAGCGTGTTGGGTGCCCGTGGAACAATGTGCAAGACCTCTTCGCAGAATGTGCACGCCAAGCAGTTGGGTGCGCAGCAGATTGCCGAGAGGGTCAGAAAATCTCTCAGTCATTCAAGGATATCGGAGTGGTGTCAGTAAACACCGCGAATCTCGCTGGCAATGTACTCTGCTATCCAGAGTCCAACCCAGCATTCCCCGAGTCATGGAACCAGAGAGAAGCAAAACTCATGAAGATGGTAGATGCAAGCAGCCAGAACCCAGCGCTGCAAGCGATGCTATTTTCACCCGAGAACTTGCCTGTGCTGCAAGATGGCATACGCATGAAGAAGTTCAAAGTTCCCGGTGCAACATCAATCACAAAACAGAAAGCTGAGATGGAGATACTGCTTCGCTCAGGCCCAATGCCCAATCCTCAAGTACTGAAGATTCAGCAGACCCTGATGCAAGCTGCAGCTGAGATGCAACCCAAATTGGATGCAGGACAGCCCGCTGACCCTAAGGAAATCGCTATGGTTAAGCAACTGCAGCAAATGGAGCAAACACTTCCTCCGACAGTCAGCACCGTTCCCGTCGCACAAGACGAGAGCGAACTGCATACGGTTGAAGCATCTCAATGTTTGGAATGGTTGAACGGCAGCGAGGGCCAGAAGTTCAAATACGGAACTCCGCAGCAACGTGCAGCATATGAGAATGTTCATATCCACTGGCAAGAACATGTCACTCAAGCCAAGAAAATTGCTGCAGCTAATGCTCCGCCGCCTGAACAGAAACCCCCTTCGGAGTCTATATCCGTTGCGGTAGATAAGATGCCTTCTCCTATTCAAACGCAGCTTTTGGCAAAGCTAGGTGTGCAAAGTACACCTCAAGATTTTGCACAACATCAAGCAGAACAACTGTCGCAGAAAGTACAAGCCAAGGCGATCCCCGACGCATTGCGCGGGGAAAAGTCGCAACCAGCACCACCCCCAGCCGGACAAGGTGATGCCGGGGCGCAACCAGCACGACAACTTAGACGATAACAGGAGAGGGTGGCCATGGCCGACAAGAAGCTCATAGCAATATGCCAGCGTCACGGCCAGACCACCCTCAACGCTAAGAAGTCCTTCAGAGGTCGCCTAGATCCTCCTTTGGATAGCAAGGGATTATCCCAAGCTGAAGATGCAGCTGATGCACTAAAGAATGAGAACATCAAAGTAGAACGCGTAGTCAGTTCACCACTGCTTCGCGCGGTGCAGACTGCCGATGCGATTGCGGAGGCGTACAATCTGCCTGTCGTGCAGGATCGAGGCCTCATCAGTTGGAACGTAGGTTTTCTGGGAGGAAAACTCAAGGAAGACTTTCAGGAATTGCTGGAGTACTTCATCGAGAACAAAAAGTCAGTGATACCTGATGGGGAGTCGCTGGATGATCTCGAACAGAGAACCTACGAGTTCTTTGACAAGGAACTTCGCAGCGATAAGCTGACGTGTTTCGTTACTCACAATTCAAATATCGTTTGTCTGCAAAACCAGATCGAAGGCAACACCTCAGGGATTCCAGAAAGCGATGAAGTGAGCGTTAAACCGGGCGGCACTATGGGGATCTACGTGGACGATACCGGGAAGTACACAGTTGAGGTTTTGTTTGGAAAGGCAGAAGCAGCAGAATTTGGAAGTTAGACTCAAGGAGAGAACTCAGAATGGCGAAGACTACAGTAAAAGTGTTCAACGTACTACCGGACTCTGAACAAGAGCAAGAACTCGCGGCATATCTGTCGCAACCCAAGTCCCGAGAGATTTTCACCTCGGCGGTCAACAGTGGCTTTGGCACAACTTTCAAAGTCAGCCACTTTGTTACGGTCATTACGACAGAAAATGAAGTGCCAGTAGCGCCCAGCAAAAAGCTGGAGGAAGTTAAGGAGACTCAAGCATGTCCGAAAGCGTAATCGATTTTGCGGGCTTGGATTCAGCCGCAGCAACAACAGAAGCAGCAGTAGAAGCCCCTGTAGTTGAAACTACAGAAACTGTAGAGACTCCGACTACCGAAACTACAACTACAGATACCACATCCAGTACGGATGCAGCCAAGAAAGACGCCAAGCAGCAATACAACTCAGACGGGTCTCCCAAGGAAGCTGCAACCAAGACTGAAGCAGACGACACCAAGGAATTCGGTGAGAAAACACCGAAGGAAATACGCGCAGCCCTGAAAGCCTTCAGGGACGCTAATCCTGCGAATATCACTGCCACCAAACTTCTTCACGGCCACTTCGAACGTTGGGAAGCGGCCAAGGCCATCTACCCGGGCGGCATCAAGGACATGCAGCAGGCCAAAGAATTTTCGGAGTTAATAGGCGGACCTGAAGGGTACCAGAAGCTGACCGACAAGAGCGCTGCAGCTGACGCCTCAGACGCCAAGCTGTATGATCCCGAGCAGAATGCATCTTTGATTGAGGATGTTGTGGAGGATTTGCGCGCCCAAGGCAAGCTAGGGAACCTCGGAACTCTGACCTCCGCGATGCTGGATGCTGCACAGAAGAATGATAAAGAGGGTTACGACAAAGCTATCGCTGGCCACTTCTACAGCGAGCTGGTCGCCAACAACTTCAATGGCGCACTGGCTACGCTGGTGGATGCACTGAACGATCCTGATCCAGCCAAAGCTATCGCCGCCGCAAAGCAGATCGTCCTTGGCCAGAACGGCATGAAGGCATGGTTCGATAAACAAACTGCCGATAACAAGAAAGCTACGGAAGCTGTGGTTTCCCCCGAGCGTAAGCAGCTGGACGCAGAGCGCGCCAAATTCCTGAAGGAGCAGACGGACTTCAAGACCAATCAGACTGAAGCCTTCAAGAACAGTGTAGCCAGCGCTACAGAGAAATCTAATAACACACTGCTCGGCAAATCCCTAGCTCCATTTCTGAAGATGGAATTCTTCAAGGGTTACGGCAAAGAGAACCTGATGCCTCTGGGCAATACCATCAAGAACAATCTGTATGCAGCCCTCAAGTCCGACAAGGCCTACCAAGCCCAGATGAAGGCTATGTGGTCAGCCGCAACCCCAGACCGTGCGAAGATCGAGGAGTATCACAAGGCACGCGTGGAATCACTCGCTCCCGAACTCGTCAGAAGCACAGTCCAATCAATGTATCCGAGCTATTCTCGCGGTGGTGCCGCAGCAGGACGTGTGGCCGCAGCTGCCGACAAGAAAACCGTGCAGACCAAGGTGGAGCAGACCGCTACAGCCGCAGGCAAGCCCGTTTATGTTGCCGTGAAGCCTAAGGATCTGGACCGTGAACGTAAAGGTTGGGAGATCGAAGAAATCAATGGCCGTGGTTACCTCAAAGGTAGCAACAAATGGGTAACATGGCGCAGGTAAGAGCTTAACCTCAGGGCATAACCTCTGGGGAAAGGGGTCTGGGGGTGCCTAGGGGAAACCCTGAAATCCCTAAGGTTAATCCTAGGAGAAAATCAAATGCCAGTAGTTCCTTTCGCAACTTCGCGTACGGGGAAACCCCTTAACGTCGGAGACACAGTTTCAATTTCAGGCACCATCGTTGCCATCACCGGCACCGGGGCGACCGCCAACGTAACAGTACAGATGGCTGGTGCGACTAATGGTCCCATCGACACGGTTACTGGAGCCTATCAGTATTCCCTAGGGGTTCCCTTGGCTGGCGGAACTAACGCACCTGCTACGGGTGTGTATGGCTCTGATTGCACCAGCGCACAGACGCTGTAAACAACATGGACCCAGCGCACTGGGAAGGGCCGTGAGAATCGGCCCACACTTTAAGGAGGTTCATATGAGATCCCTGTAGGAGGTCAATATGAGCAGAAGCTACAAGCACCAACCATTCATGGCAATATGCGGCGTATCAGCCAAGCAAGACAAGCGTTTTGCTAATCGTGGCGTGCGTCGTGCGCATAGATTGGCACTGCACAAGGCAACAAAATCTGAGGACTATGAAGACTTTGTTCTTCCACACAGACTAGAATGTGCATGCAATGAAGTTTATGGATGGGGCAGAGATGGCCATCAAATTTACCAAGCATTAGATGACAGAGATTGGCAGCGTTATTTAGAGGCGGATTCTGAATCTGATTTTTTTGGGTCTTGGCCTCCGAAGTGGTTTGTACAGATGATGAGAAAATAGTCAAGGAGCCCGTGTGGCTCCGCAGTACTCTGATGTGCTTCCAAGGCACGACGTACGTCAGGGTACTACGGAGCTACATCTAAACCTCTCATGCCGACTTCCAGAATGGTCTCGAAGACTCTTAAACTCGACAAGGAACAAGGGATGAAAACAGTATGACTCAGCGTTAGCCCAGTTGACCCTTTAGAAAGGTCTGCTACGTGGGACTTCCGCAACACAAGAAAGAAACAATAGTATGCCTTTACTCGAAGCAGCTGTTGAAGCAGTTGAGCTTGACGCCTTTGCGAAAGAGATCCCAGATCTCGTTTTTCATGGCACCACAGGCTACAGCTTGTTCAAGGCTGAAGCAACAAATGTTCCCGTGTCGAACCAGTCTAACGCTGGCGGCACCGTGCGAGCATCGTTCCGTGTGCCGTTCCGCGTGCAGGCTGGCGCGGCAATTTCGCAGGGAACCGGCAACGCCGATTCCATGGGTCGCGGTACGGGCTCGCAGTGGGCATCGTTCGCGTTGGCTCCCGTGTACCTGTTCAACGTCTGCGAAATTTCGTGGCTTGCTCAGGCTTCCACGGACTCCAAGCAGAAGGGTCTGTTCGCCGTTCAGTCCAAAACTTTAGCGGCTGCTGTCAGATAACACAGCGACACTTGACTAAATCGGTGAAAACCTCTATAATAGAGACAATACCGAGGAAAGACAGAATGTCTTATCAAACAAAGCTTGCATATCTCGCAGGTTTCTTCGATGGTGAAGGCTCGTTCTCAATATGCAGAACCCGTTCCACCCTCAGAACCATGGCTGATGGAAGCAAAAAGAAATACGTCGTTTACAAACTGTGCGTATCCTGTACCAACACAAACAAAGAAGTGCTGGACTGGATGGCTTCCAACTTCGGAGGCAAAGTGTACATGAGTAACCAAGAGAATAGAAACCCAAAGTATCAGCCCCGTTATGGTTGGGTAATCAACAACAACGAGGAAAGGGAACGTTTTATTCTTGGCGTACTTCCTTACTTGAAGGTAAAAGCAGAGCAAGCAAAGATTGCTCTTGAATTTATCCGCTTGTATAAGCAAGAAGATGTAGAGGAGAAAAGGAACGAGCTTAGGCATAAGCTTCAGGTTCTTAATCACAGCTACAGACTTCGTTCTGAATCCGTAGAGACTACACGTCAGGCACCTGAAGAAGGTGAAGATATAGTCCGATCTGCACAGTGATGTGCAGAAGCTGACAGAAATGCTCAGCTTTTGTCAGAAGTATGTAACAAACTTCTTTCAAATAACAAATTGTAAAGCTCAGGAAATGAAGAACTCTCTCGACGCCGCAATGCAGGGCATCGAAGGTCTCATCAATGGCGATGGCTCGGGCATGATCGATCAGATCCCCGCAGCGGCTGTCATTACCACAGGCGCGGCATCCAGCATCGCTGGCATGAACGTCGCAGTGGCGTTTACGGATCAGCAACAGGTCAATTTCTACAGCACGGGTGGTGTTCTCCGCGCTGGTGGGCCTGCGACGATCTCGTACTCTGACGGCCCCAGCAACACGCTGTTCTTCAGCACCAACTTGGCCAACATCATCGGTCTGGCTGTCACAGACTTTGTTGTAGTCAACGGTGCCACGTACGGTGCAGGAAATTCCCTCTTGGGCATCCGTGCTTGGGACGTGAACTCCAACACCGGCACTATCGCTGGTCTGAACCGTGCGACGTACCCCGGTCGTTTGTCTACCCCCACCATCAACTTGGGTGGAGCGGCAATCACCCCGGGCATCGCTCAGCGCGCTGAGGTTCTCCTCGGACGTGCACTCGGTCCCGATGCAGAGAGCATCAAGTCGGGCATTTGGTACGGCCCGCCTGAGCAGGCTTTCGCTCAGAGCAACCTGATGTATAATGTTCAGATTGCGAATGCTCAGGAAATCAAGGGCGACAAAACCCTCGACATGAGCAAGAAGTATTTTTCGGATTAACAAAATAGTCCCTTCGCACAGAAATGTGTGAATGATAACAGAGAGAATTCATGGAAACACCCGTAAGGGTCAATCATGAGCCGAGCCGCTTTACAATCGGAAGGTGCAACGACTATCCCGCAAGGGAGTAGGGTCCAAGTGGACTCGAAGCACTCTGCATCCTGAAAAGGATGATGATATAGTCTGAGCTTGCAGGTAACTGCAAGAGTTCGAATGGAAACGATTCGAGCGCAACATAACTGACTTTTGGTGGACGTAAGTATCACAAGAGCTGGACAGCAATCAACAATCGCATGGACCTGTTGGTACTTGACAACTGGTACATTGGGGAATTGAGCCCGCTGGAACTGTATGACTTTGGTGGAGGCAACGTGGTCGCACCCGTGCCCGATATCAATGGTCAGGCAGGAACATCGAGCTACTTGACCTCGCACATGTTTGCTTACAACACCTGCTTTTAAGAAAAGTTGGAGCAGAATAAATTTCTTCTGATTGACTCGAACGCTGAAATGCCAACGAGGCGGAACCCGCAAGGGACCGTGAGAGACTAAGCGAAGAAACGCCCGCGAGGGTGATGCAATAGTCCGTGCTCATGGGAACAAAACCATGAGAGTACAGCAGAAATGACTGTGCCACTTACCTTGTAAGTGTAACAAACCAAGTAACTTAGCCAACGCCGCCCCGCGAGCTGGTTTATATGTCCAGAACGCAGCGGTCCCAACAGTCTGACCCTAAAGGACTTAGACTGGTTTTACAGTTTGATTTGTACTGTGACGACGGTTATAGTACACTAAGAGTAGGGAGATCTGCTGTCACAGGTCTCCCGCTCTACCTTGACAGAGGAGAACAAAATGAGAGTAGAAGGAAACCCAAAACCACAATATGCGAATGTGCCTGCGGAAGATAAGCAGGCGGCATACAGCAAAGCGTATTACGAGAAGAACAAAGAAGCGCGGCGAGAAGACTCTAAGGCACGTTCTGCTGTATTCAGAGCAGAAAACAAGGAAGAAGCCAAACGTCGTGCCAGTGCTCACTGGCACTCTAAGTCTCCCGAAGAGAAAGAAAGATTGGGAGCAGAACGTAGACTCAAAGGAAGATTTAAGAGGAGCACAGAATGGTACAATGAAACCCTAAAATTACAGGGTGGGCATTGTGCGCTCTGTATCGTTGTACCAACTGATAGACGACTGCATGTTGACCATGACCACGCGTGCTGCCCTTGCATTGATACTCGGTACACGTGTGGCAAATGTGTCAGAGGATTACTCTGTGACGGATGTAACACACGCATAGGCTATCTGGAGGGTCTCCTTAAAGAAGCGGATCCGTTCGTACCCAAAGAAGGTACGTGGACATCCCTAGCATTGCAATACTTGACTCAGTACGACACCGAGAGGTGTGGAGGGACACGATGATCCTGTGGGTACAACTTATCGGCAGCATCTCCTCCATCCTAGGACTCATCGTAACTCTGTACGTGCTCTACCGAGAACACATCATTGAAGACGACATTGTAGAACTTCAGCACACTGAGGAGGCTTGGCATGAGAAAGAAAACCACAAGTAAACGCTCAGTAGTTCCCAAGCGTATGCCCTGCACCTGCGAGTATGACAAGGGACTCGTATCTATGTTTGAAGAGAGTGTAGAGAAACTCAAAACCCTTGGCCCAGAACCTATGGAGCACTTTAACAATGCGCTGATGCACTGTGATTCCTTTCATCACATGCTGCACTCTTTGTGCGAAGGTGAAGCAGACCCAGCGTACATCTGCAGCGACCTATATAGGCTCGGAGTGGAAGCAGGGAAGCGCACACAAGAGGTGCAGTTTTTGGAGAAGCTAGTCAGTTATTAGGTTTGCCGCAGGTGTCCAAGACGCTGCGTGCAGAAAACACCGGGGACCGGGAGGGTTCTTCTTGGAGTTAATCTTTCCTCCCCGGTGCACTACTTCAGGAACACACACACAGAAACGTATCAAGTACACAGCTAGACCAGCAAGACTCAGGAGAAAACTCAGATGACATTAGCAGGGGGAGACGTGCTCGCGGCAGGCGGGACGAAAGCAAATTTTGCAGGAGCAGGCGGGGAAGTTACCGACTTTGAACAGGACTTCATATTCATGGGAGTCGAGGAACTTTGCAAGAAATATGCGCTGTCTCAATCAGAGTACGATGTGTACGCAGCTTCTAGGCTGGATGGCACCAAGCTTCCCGACCTGAAGGATATGAATCATAAGGAATCCCTAGATGTGGGATTCAGCGTAAAGGACAGCCGCAGGAACTACCTCAGCGAAGCTACAGAAGCTACAGCCGTGGTGCCCAAGGTTTCCAAGTACCCAGCCAAGAAATATGGCACTGGCATGCCCATACTGGATAGAGTTCTGGTGAAACGCGTGGAAGATGACCCAGATCTAGAGACCTTAGAAGACGGCTCGGTACGCAACAAGAAAACAGGGTTTATCGTCCCTGCCAAATACCGCCAGCACACCAACTCAGGTGTCGTACTCGCAATAGGCACCGCAGTGGTCATGGGTGGCGTCAGGATGTCCCTTAGCGAATTTGTAAGGCCCGGGGATCGTGCAGTGTGGGGGGACTACAACTCCGAAATGTTCCCTATGGACTTCAAGAAGGCCAAGGCACTTTGCGATTCTCTGCAAATTGACCATGAAGAGAGCGATGAGCCCTTTCGCTTGGTTCGAGTGCAGGACATCAGACTCGTAGAGCCAGAGGTGAAAAATGAGTAACCTTGTGGAGCAGCCTTTTGACAAGTTCTGGGACAATCCTCCAACTAGACGGGAGCTTCAGAGAGCCATAAATAAACTCTCGGCAAACGACACAGAACTTGCCGCCATGGCAGACACCGCTTCGATCCTGATAAACTATATCTGTGAAGTGAAGCTGGGTATAACCAGTCGAGAAGAGGTGGATGTTTACGTCGAAGCCAAGAAACTTCAGTTAGACGAAGCTCGGGCTAAGATGAAGGCAGATGCGGAGGCTAAAGTTGAGCAGCCCAACTGACTCTTATCAGCAATACATATGTCCTGAAGAATTTGATGATAGACTCCGAGAAGTTGGTGGAATCAATCGCTATGGGGAAAACAACTTTCTCATACGATGGGCTCAGGGCGGGCAGAAGGAATGCCTGTATCGCGCAGGCGGTAACTGGCATGTAGAAAATCAACCTTCCTACTCTGGGTATAGAGACCTTCTCTTAGGAGGAGGCTCCCCTAGCTGGATGCTGCTCATGTGGGAAGACCCAGTAACGTACGGGACTGCAGAATCCTACTATGTAGGAAACTATGACGACGAGTCTGATCTACAAACTCTCGGAGAGTACCCCTATGCAGGAAGGTACCGTATGTTGTACAACATGGTATGGAGAGACTTCTCTTCAGGAAAACTAAAGCTGGAACCTATGCCACTCAACACCTACGTGGTTGACAACGTAATCCCCATTATTATGGAGGCTAGGGATATTTCTTGGGAGAAGACTCGGGCCGCACTCAAAGGTATTAAGGAAAAAGAAGACGCAGCAGAGATGAACAAGATAGAAGAGGCGATGAGAAGTGCATCAGTGGCTTTCAAAGGGCCTGTTTCTTATGCACGTCAAGGTTGTCGCACACACTTCTTGGATAAGAAGGTAGAAGCAATGACCAGAAATTGGAACAAGATGGTAACGAATGCACGTATGCTTGGACGAGGTTTGAGCGCACACACCTCGAACCCGACAGTTTAGAACTCAGAGGACTCAAGGAGATTAACAATGGAAGCAACCGCAGGTAATGTAACGCATAACCCCGGGTTAAGCCAAGGTATGGCTCGGGCGAACAACATGGACTTCAACTTCAACGGTAATCACTACCTCATGAACCGCAAGCCTGACTACTATGTGTACCTCTACACAGTGTCAGAGCATTCGCAGGTTGTGTCTCGTCCGCCACTCATCAGTTCAATGGTGTTGCTGGGAAAGAAGCCGGGAGACAAATACGCACTGTGCGGCAGGTTCCCACAACCGCTGACCACGATGCAGAGCAATGTGGACTCCAACGAAGTCACGCCACTCTTGTCGGACTGCCGCCGATTTGTCATGGATATAGTTAATCCAGACAACCTCGGCATGAATGCTGAAGATCAGGACGCAGTGATCAAGACGATTACCAATGTTGGTAACAACCTCAATGACAAAGGAGTGTTTTGGTCCCTCAACGGACCCGGCGCAAGCAAGACTGGAAATCTGGAAGCTCCGACTGATGATGAAGTTAAGAGAGCTACCGCTCGTATGGAGCGCTACTACAACAAGCTCGTGGAGAAGGCCAATACCGTGCAGGCATCCAAGCCCGCTGATCTGCCTGATACACTGACACCCGAGCATCACATCGCTGCCGACTATTTGACGCGCAACTTTGGCAATCAGTTCCAATGGCACCAGACATTGTCGCGTTTGGAAGACTGCGAACTTTGCGGCACGAAGGTCAAGGCCGGTATTGCCTTCCATCGCACTGATGAAGGCGGCATTTGCGTCCGAGACTGGGCACGCACCGTCAAAGCTGGCGCAAAGACCAGAGCGGAAGCGTACGACGCTACGGGAGACGATCAGTTTGCGCCCCGCGCGGCAGCAACGCCCACAGTGGCACCGCCTACTAAAATGCAGGGCGACATCGCCGTGGCACCGAAGAAAGACATCCCTTCGGAGAAATAAGACAAGTCGCAGGTTGCTCAGACAGCCTGCGCAAATTTCAGTAACAAGCTTGGCGTCCAAAAGAGCCCTCCGTGTAGAGGTTCTGAGTCCCTTGAAAAGAGGTGGCTTCGAGGACGCCATGAAAATCCCTAGCTCCCTGCGTGAACAGCGCAGGGGGCTGTTTGTGTTTAAGGAGTTCTCATGTCTTCACCCACCATCAATGCAATATCCTCACAATTTGGAAGCTATCCTTCACTCTTAGGGATAAATAATATGGTGAGGGCGATAATTAACGATAGCCAAGCTGGGGCCACAGGTACGCCGGGTGAAGGCCAAGTTTACACGGACAACCCCCTGATCTCCCCATTTGTGCAGCCCATGCTAAATTCGGCTATACGAACAGTGTATCGCCAACTCCGTAATATTGGTGCGCCTGCTCTCATCAAGGACAATGTGATCATCACAGGGCTCACACCAATCAACGGCCCACAGGGACTAGGACTTTGTGATCCTGCAGTCCAAGTGTTCCTGTCATACGGTGGTTACTTCGACGGCAGCACCATAAATCCAGACCTCTACCTACCTCAAGATTTGCTGTACCCAGAGTTGGTATGGGAGCGTCAGACGGGCACCAACAACCCATTTGTGAAGATGCGAAGAGCGCAAGAGGGCCTTCCTTCTCGCCCCCAATACCCGACACTTTCCGAATGGGAATGGAGACAGGACAACATTTGGTTCGTTGGGAGCACTCAACAGAGAGATGTCCGTTTGAGATACTATTCTGCATTGCCCCAGTACTTCAGTCCAGATCTGGATTTAGCGAACACATATGTTCCTATTTTGGACAGCCTCGACGCTCTTGCATATCAGGTAATTGTTCAATATGCACGTATGCTGGAATCCCCGGGACTTCCCGAGGTTCAAGCTGAAGCCAAGGCTCAGATGTTCGAGCTAAAAAATGCCTACACCCGTAGGACACAAACTCAGGACTACATGCGAGAGAAGTATGAACACAGCAGCGGGGACATGAACACCTTCTTCCTCGGCTGGTCTTAAGGGAGACAAAAATGGCTGTAGATTACTATCGCGTGCAGGGGTGGGTAAGAAACACTTTAGGGCAGGCCATAGGGGGAGCATCGGTATACATTCTTAGTCAACCTGCCAACTACATTCCTCCTCCTCCACCCAAGCCACCAGCCACCCCTACGACATTTACCCCAAGCCCACAGATTCAGCTCTACTCTGATGCTGGGATGACCCCTATTACCCAACCGTTAACCACAGACGGCTTCGGGTACTACTACGCATACGCCCCAGCGGGATTGTACACCATAGCAATTTACAACGCTGTACCCGGTACAAGGGGAAAACTATCAGCTGCTTACTTAGATCAAAGTGTAGGCAACATCGGCTCCACAGGCAGCGCACAGGTTGTACTGGAAACGAATAGCGTCACTAACGGTTCGCAATCCCTCTTGAATCTAGTGGCAGGAGCCAACATCACTGTGGTAGAGGATGGATTAGGGGATGTAACCATAACAGGCACCGTCTCACCCGCTACTCCATTGGTTTTGGAGAACAATGGAACCAATAACGGATCGCAGACACTGCTGAACTTGATTTCTGGATCAAACATTACAATCGTGGATAATGGCGTAGGAGGATTGGTGATCACTTCTACCGCATCTGGCGGAAGTGGAGTCACAAGTTGGTTTACATCCACTGACTTTCTTCCCGCATTTCCTTCTTCCACTGACTCTACCTCATGGAGCCCGGGTCTGGGTGGGTCCTACAGTGTGCAGTTCGTGCCACTGAGACTTCTGTCGGCTGCGACAGTCCACGAGATAAGCATAAATGTCACCACTTCGAATGCTGGAAACTACATCCTAATGGCTATTTACTCGGCAGACGGAACAGTGAAAGTCTTGGATGCAGGGACAAATGCATTTAGCACAGCTTCTACTGGAATAGTAAAGGTCACCTTAGGTTCTCCGATTACTTTGTCCTCAGGAGAGTACTTGCTAGGCTTCGGGAATGTGACATCTTCTCAGACTCCCAGAACAGCAGGTCTTGATTCAGTCAGTCAAGCCTCTGATTACATCTCCTTACTAAATGCAAATGCTACTAGATACGGGCTGGCTGGTAACAACATCAGTGCGGGTGCTATGCCTGCAACTCTAGGGACTTTGAATGTTCCATCTGGAGCTTTCAACATTCCCGGCTTTTTCTTTGAATAAGGAGACCACATGGCAAGTTTATATCGGTACGACGGTTGGATGCGCAACACTTTGGGGCAGGCCATAGCTGGAGCCGAGATCTATGTTTGCACGCAACCTTCTGTCACTAGCTTTTTGCCACCATCTCCTTTGGCTTCGATATTTTATGACTCAGCTGGGGCAGACCCTGTTACCCAGCCTGTTTATTCTGACGGCTTTGGGCACTACTATTTTTACGCCCTTGCAGGCTTGTATACAATTGTAGTGTCGAATGGTGGGGAAATTCAGCTTGTTCTTCCAGATCAATCCTTAGGGTCAGTAGGCTCTTCAGGGGCTCCTCAGATTACTTTGGAAACCAATGGGGCGGTGAACGGCTCTCAGTCTCTTCTGAACTTGGTCGGAGGTGGCAACACAACAATTACCAACGACGGTCTTGGAAATACGACGGTCACAGTTTCAGGGTTTGGATCTGGAACAGTCACGAGTTTCAGTGCTGGAGCATTTGACTCTGTGGCCACAACTTCGGTGGCCAACCCAACGACTACGCCTGCCTTGAGTTTCAGTCTTAACCCGCAGAATGCCAACTACGTATGGGCAGGGCCAACCTCTGGAGGTTCTGCTAACCCCACATTCAGACTCCTTGTGGCAGCAGACTTACCATCCATTGGAGTACCGTTCAACAATGTGTCAGCAGGCACAAATACTAATGCTCTTATAGTAGGTTCAGGAGGAACCTTCACACCCTCTGGGACGGGGATTATAGGTGCCTCTGGGGTGGAGTTTGGTACAGCAGCGTTTGCTCCTACTCCAAGGGCCACCACATCCTTCAGCATAACATCTTCTACAGGCACAGGGACGCAGGTCACCCTAATTTGCAATAACAACTTCATAAGTGGGCAACTCGTAACACTCAGTGGGCTAGCATTTGTCACGAATGGTCAGTATGCGGTTCTTTCCACAAGTCTTTCCGCAACGCAATTTGTGATCAACTTCTCGGCTACATATGGAGCGCGTGGAGAGACAGGGACAGCGATCTTAAATGTATATCCATCCGGTGAAGTGCCCACGGCGTGGACGCTAGGGGGCTCAGGAAACTGGGACCCACAAGCAGGTGTAGATCTCAGCACTACATTATACTCCACCGTGTGGTCAGCGGGGAAGACAGTCCAGCAGAGCAGCTACATAGTGGATACAAATGGTTATTATCAGAATGCCCTTAGCTCTTCTGGGGTTACTGGTGCAAGTCAACCTGTATGGAGCACTGTATTAGGCGCAACTACTACCGACAATACCGTAACGTGGCAGAACGCAGGGTACGCTGGAGACTCTGGTACACTTACTTGGTACCGAAGGATGTACTTTAGAGACACAGGAGCACCCACTCAATCTGGAAAGAATGCGTTCCTGAGTGTCAATCACCTCTCTGGTGTGGGGACAACCAAAGCCATCCAAGACAGGGCGCTTTGGGTATCCATGCAGAATGCCACCACTGATACCACTGATGACTATATCTGTAGCATGGCAGGCATACAGATTGAGCTTGATTTACTAGGACAGCCCACCTTCCTTAGTGCAGTGGACGGCGAGGTTTCTGCCCTATCTGTGCAAATGTCAGATCAGCACACAGGCGCAATCTCTGCTCCCAATTATGGCTGCAATGCCATTCGAGCCCAGTACTACAGAGAAACAGGCAGTGGCAGCTGGGGCAGCATAGGTCCATGTGCAGGAAACTTCATAGCAACAAACATTAGCGCAGTGAGTGGAGGCGGAGGCACACTGGCTGCCCTTCAGGCACAGACTACTGACGCATCTGGCGGGGCGAACAACATCACAGGTATAGGCGTAGCCATCATAGCCCCCGGCACACGTTTAACCAATAACATTGGTCTAGAGATTGGAAATTTTGGTACTGTCAACACTGATTACGCCATACAATCTCAAGGTGGGCAAGTGTTTTTCGTTGGGCCCACTGGAGTTGGGTCGTTGTTCAACACTACTGGTGGTAGTCCCTTGGTGGTTGCCTGTGGACTTACGGCGCAGGGTCTAGGGTCTACCCAATGTACAGCCCCGGGACCCCCTTACAGTGTTACAGCCGTAGGAACTACAGGCAGCACCACATACAGCTACGTGTACGTGGGCTTAGATGCCAATGGCAATGGTGTGTCTTCTGCTACGTCTACCATAACCAATGGCAATGCCGTGCTGAGCAGTGTAAACTACAACAGCATGGAGTTGTCCGGGTCCATCACCACCGAACCCCTAGGTTACAGTGCGATAGCGGTGTACAGAACTGTAGGAGGAGCCACACAGGGAAGAATTGGTTTGTTTACTCTGGCTGTAGCTAATTATCAGAGGTACTACAACGGAGTCTTCAACGACACTGGCCAAACAGCAGATGGGACGACGCCACCAGTATCAAACGTAACTGGTTCTATTATCTCGTCTGGCGCTCTCGGAGTGTCTCTTGTTTCGACAGCGGCCATCACCACAGCCGCCAACCTTGGCAGTGGACTGCAAAGCGCAGCAGTACCTGTGAAGGCAGACACCTCTAATGCCAATCAATTTGTGGTAACCACCACATCTGACACTGGAGCTGGTGTGGTTATCGGTGTACTTTCAAATACACCCGCCGCTGGTGCTCTAGGAAACATAGTGACAAGCGGTGTAGTTCCGATGGTACTTGGCACAGGCACAGCCGCCATAGGAAACTTTGTCATCGTGGACACAACCACAACTGGACGAGTGAAATGCACAGGCACATACACAGCCGGGACAGTAATCGGCGTGGCAATGTCGGCGCAATCTTCTGTGGGCAGCAACTTCAATGTCATGGTGAACCTGAGGTAACATGCCACACCCAAAGTGTTACACTTCGTCAAGCATAGGGCCTGCCCCGGAACTTCCTAGAAACTTCTTGGACAGGCCCGAGTCGGTTTCTTTGTATTGGGATGATGCCCCCTTGGTAGACGACGGGGCATTCCTTAGGGTCATCCATCATTGTGAGCCACCGGAGGTTTTCCCTAGCGTAGCTGATCACATCATAGCTAACCAAGGGTTCTTCGACGTGATCATGACATATGACCCTAGGGTCCTTAGGGAATGCGGAGAGAAAGCCGTATTTTTGACCGAGAGCGCCTGCAGTTGGATGGACAGGAAATCCTCGGGTTCCCCTAGTCCTTTCTTGCACAACTTTCCAGACGGTCCAGCTCTCCTCAGCCCAATTGTACCGGCATATGCAGGGTGTGATGTAACCAAGAAGGACTTCGCCGTGTCTTTCCTGACCAGTTCCAAGACCCATCTACCCGGGCACGTATTGCGGCAGGAGATCTTTGAAGCTCTACCTGAGCACATTGGCAACCTCCGGGTGTGGAAGCACCGCTCCCCGCCCCGTGTGGACGACAAGAGGCCTGTGGTAGAGCCCTACATGTTCCACATAGCACCAGAGAACTCCCGCAACGACGGTTACTACTCAGAGAAGCTAGTGGACTGCTTCGTGGCGAAGACAATACCATGCTACTGGGGGTGCACCGACATAGGCAAGCACTTCAACGCAGACGGCATGGTAATCTTTGAGGACACGAGAGATCTCCTGAGGAAACTCCAAGGGTTAACCCCTAGCTTTTATCATGAGAGAACCTCAGCCATTGAGGAGAACTTTACTAGGGCTCTCCAAGGGGTTAGACAGTGGGATGCCATAGAAAATTACATAGACCAAGGAATTGCTCGCAAAAAGGCGCAAGGAAAGAAGGGCTCAGGACATGAATCTTTACCACAAGGTGTGCATACTAACACTCAGTCGCTATCCCGATCTCTTCGCTGGACTCCTAGGAAATCTAGGTGAATTTGCCCCGGGGTATGACCGAGTACTGGTAAAGGACGGATACCTGCTCGAAGAGCGGCAGGAAGGCTGGCTAACAGTGGAAGGACCCCCGGGCCCATTTTGTTACGCTCAGAACGTCAACCTAGGACTAGAAGTCATAGACCAAGATGCAGATGTTCTTCTCATGGGTGATGACGTTCGTTTTAAGGACGAAAACACAATCGAGAAGCTGTACGCTCTGGCTTACTCACAGGCCAATGTGGGGATACTATCACCTCGGATAGTGGGCGGGGCGGACAACATTCTTCTCAGAGATCCCCCTAAGGACAGAGATATCGTGATCTCCGAGAGGTACATTCCTCTGGTGTGTGCATATATCAAGCGCAAAGCTTTGAGCGGCGCAGGAAAGTTGGATGCAGTGGCATTCAGTAAAGGCTGGGGATGGGATGACGTTGATTTTAGTAGGCGTGTGAGAAACGCAGGTTTTACTCTAGGGGTTACCCCTAGGGTTGAAGTAATTCACGGGGTATCTCGGACAGGATCTGAATCCATCATCAGAAACGAAAAGGGAGATAACTTGGCCATGCAAAATCTGGACAACATCAATGCTCAGGAATTCCTCAAAAAATGGGGAGACAACATTAAGTAGGGGACTCAGTATGGCTCAGAAAAAAGCACTCATCACAGGCATCACGGGGCAGGACGGAAGTTACCTGTCAGAACTGCTTCTGGACAAGAATTACGAAGTGCACGGCGTGCTCAGGCGTTCCAGTTCATTCAATACAGGGCGTATAGACCACATCTTCAGTCGTCTTAACCTGCACTTTGGAGACCTTACGGACGGCAGCTCTTTTGGTAGTCTGCTGAGCAGTGTTAAGCCAGATGAGATATACCATTTAGGGGCGATGTCCCACGTAAAGGTGTCCTTTGAAATTCCCGAGTTCACCGCTCAGGCGGGAGCCCTAGGAACCCTTAGGCTGCTAGAGTCCGTTCGAGCACATTGTCCTGAGGCGAGGGTGTACAATGCGTCAAGTTCGGAGATGTTCGGGAAAGTAGCAGAGGTACCACAGAAAGAGACCACACCTTTTTACCCCCGAAGCCCGTACGGTTGTGCCAAGGTTTTTGCTCACCAACTCTGCGTGAATTACCGTGAAGCGTATGGTCTGCACATTTCCAACGGCATTCTCTTCAATCACGAGTCCCCAAGACGAGGAGAAACCTTCGTCACACGCAAGATCACCAAGGCTGCGGCACGTATCCACGCCGGACTTCAGAAGGAGCTTCTCCTAGGCAACCTTGAAGCAAAGCGGGACTGGGGATATGCTAAGGAATACGTGGAGGCGATGTGGCTGATGCTGCAGCAGGAGACTCCAGACGACTACGTTGTGGCCACGGGGGAGACTCACACGATTAAGGATTTCTTGGATGAAGCATTTGGCTGTTTAAGACTAGATTGGCATGAGTATGTAGGTATTGATAAAAATTACTACCGCCCCTCAGAGGTAGACATTTTGCAGGGAGACGCATCCAAGGCGTATAAGGTGTTGGGCTGGAAACCAAAGGTAAAGCTTCAAGAGCTTGTTCGAAGCATGGTCAAGGCAGACATGGAGGGACTCAGAAATGCAATTGGACTCTCGGATTTACATAGCGGGGCATAGAGGTCTTGTAGGCTCTGCACTAGTGCGAGAACTGTGCCGCCTAGGGTATACCAACCTTATCTTCAGGAATCACTCAGAACTTGACCTTACAGATTCAGAGACCACCCAATTCTTCTTTGAAAAGATGAGACCCGAGTACGTATTCTTGGCTGCGGCTAAGGTTGGTGGCATCATGGCCAATAGTACGTACCCAGCGGATTTCTTGTATCAGAACCTACAGATACAGACCAACGTTATTGAGGCGTCCCGTAGGACAGACGTTCACCGACTTCTCTTCTTGGGTTCCAGCTGTATATACCCCAAGCATGCAGAGCAACCCATTGTGGAGTCTGCGCTTCTGTCAGGGCCTCTAGAGCCTACCAACCGGGCGTACGCCGTTGCGAAGATTGCGGGCATAGAGATGTGCAGAGCATATAATCAGCAGCACGAGACCCAATATCTCGCAGCCATGCCAACAAACCTCTATGGCGCAGGTGACAATTACGACCCTCAGAACTCTCACGTCATCCCGGCCATTATCAGAAAGCTGCACGAGGCCAAAATCAAGGGGCAGAAGACCTCAGTAATCTGGGGCACAGGCACCCCGCTTAGGGAATTCCTCTATAGTGACGACTTGGCTAATGCATGTGTGTTTTTAATGGGTCTAGAGCAGAGGCAGTTCAGGAACCTCTTAGAAGACGAGGTTAATGGTCCTGTGATCAACATTGGCTCAGGGGAAGAACTTTCGATCTTAGAAATTACTAAGTGTGTTGCTGAATCGGTGGGATTCACGGGAGAGTTTGTATTGGACCCCAGCAAGCCGGATGGAACGCCACGAAAGCTCATAGACAGTTCTAGGCTGCTCAGTTTAGGGTGGAAACCTAGGGTTTCCCTGCGAGAGGGACTAGAGAACGCGTACCAAGATTTTTTAAAGCAGGAATCCCAAGGGGTTGCTCCCTTGGTCTAGAGTCGGGCGGTGCCTATTTCACCGCCCAGCTCGCATCTAAATAGGAGGGAAATCAACATGTTTTACACGTACCAATGGTTACGAGAAGATGGCTCACCATACTATGTGGGAAAAGGCAAAGGAAGCAGAGCTTATCACAACGGGATAGGTCATCGTGCCCCTAAAGACCGGAGTAGGATAGTAGTACAAAAATGGTCGGATGAAGCCACCGCTTTTGCCTTTGAAGTTTATCTCATAGACTTCTGGGGAAGGAAAGACATTGGAACCGGAATTCTTCACAATCGTACAGATGGTGGAGAAGGAGACAGCGGTAGAGAATTTTCCAAAGAGCACAGAAAGAAACTTAGTGTCGCGGCTACAGGAAGAGGAAGATCCGAAGTCACTAGAAAGAAAATAAGGGAAGCTAGAGCTAAGCAGGTGATAACTGAGGAAACTGGTAAAAAGATAAGCGAACACCATATGGGACATGAAGTGTCTGAAAAGAGTATAAGGGTGTTCCGTAATATGCTGCACACTAGATGGCATGTCAATAGGGCCATAGTAAAGGAAAATTGTGAAATATGCCAAGAGTTCTTATTGCCATCTCCAGCTGTGAAACATTTGAACGCAGTGGCTTAAACTCCCCCCTTAGGGAAACTTGGCTACCTAATCTTTCTAAATTTGGATGTGATTATAGATTTTTTCATGGGTCAGGTTCTTCTCAAAAAAATGACGTAGTAATTCTCAACGTAGTAGATGAGATGTATGGTCTTACGGAAAAACTTAAAGCCAAGTGTAGGTGGGCAGTGGAACGAGGATATGAGTATATGTTTTCGGCATTTCCTGATACATACACTTGTCCAGAAAAACTCATTGAGGTCATAAATACATGCCCAGACTACCTAGGTAGTGTACACCAGTTTCCGGGTAGTGTGCCGTTTGTCCAAGGGGGTCCCGGGGTTATCCTTAGTAGAAAGTCTTGTGAGATCTTGAGCAACGACCCTAGCAGCTATCTTAACGATGATTGCTGGGCAGCTGATGTGCTTAGCAAGCATAGGATCAATGCTGTGCATCACCCGGGGTTTACAGCCTTTGGGCCGGGGCCACTAAGAAATAACAGTTCTATAACAAATCACTTGAGCACTCAGCCCTGTGGGTATACGGGAGACAATCTGAGAGAGGAACACAAAAGATGGCTAGAGTCTTAGTGGGGATTCCTTGTTTTAAGGTCGCAGACCAAGTACGTAGATGCCTAGAATCACTAGTAGAAACCCCAGCGGACGTTATGGCTATCGATAACGCAGCCGATGAAGATGTTAAACTCCTTCTAAATACTTTTGAGGGTAGAATCAAAGTTGCCCACAGCCCTACAAATGAGTTCTGCAATGGGGCTTGGAATCGCGTACTGGAATATGGAATAGAGCAGAATTACGAAGTGATTTCTCTTGGTTCATCTGATGCAGTTTTGCATCCCGGGTGGTATGAAGGTATGTGCTCCAGATTAGTCGAGTTCCCTAAGGAGATATTGGTCCCTAAAATACGAGAACCACTACAGACTCCAGACTACAGAAAAGTCACATATTCAGAAGGTGGACTAGCGGGCTATTTCATGTTTATGACAAGAGAGGCAGCTAAGCTGGTTTTCCCTATACCAAGGGACCTTTTTCACTGGTATGGGGATTCTCATATCTTCAAAGTACTAAAAGAAAGTGGATACAAGGTAGCAGTGACAGAAGAACTAGGCGCGTACCACGAACAAGGGTCAAACAGGTTGGTAAATCTGCACGAAACCGATGCCGCCATACTACATGACAAGAGAATTTGGTACAAAGACCCTCAGTACACTGAGGTTATAGAGATAGTACCTAGACGTTTCAAAAGGAAAAGCTAAGGATAGGCTCAGCATGAAAATCTTAGTCACAGGTGGTGCAGGCTTTATCGGAGGACACTTAGTAGAGCGTCTTTTGTCCCAAGGGCATACTCCGGTGGTTTTAGATAATTTGAGCACTGGGTTCAAAGAGAATGTCCCATCTCAAGTAGCAGCCTATTTTGAGGACTGCAGGAACACTGAAGCTTTGCATAAAGCAGCTTCCGAGTGTGAGTTCATATATCATCTTGCGTCCACGGTGGGTGTAGAGAAAGTTCTCAAAGATCCTAGGGAATGCATAAAGAATGTCATAGACTCCACGCAGTCTGTGTTGAGTCTGGGCATTCCCGGTATGGATTTCTCCACGTCTGAAGTATATGGAAAGAACCCCAACGCTCTCTCTGAAGATTCTGATCTGATCTACTCTAGTAAAGCTCGGTGGTCATACGCAGTTGCTAAGCTAGCAGGAGAGTGGCTAGCTAAAGCGGCTGGCTGGAAAACGGTTAGGCTGTTCAATATCGTAGGACCTAAGCAGGCCCTCGGCTATGTGTTCTCAAACTTCACTAGACAGGCTCGGGAGAACAAGGATTTACGTGTATATGGCTTAGGCTCTCAAATACGAACCTTTCTGGATGTGCGAGACGCGGTGGACATTTTGTGCAGCCTCAGAGACAAAAAGTTTGACGTGGTGAATGTCGGAGGCAAACACACAATGACCATGGATTGCTTGGCCGACCTTGTGAAGCACACGTTGAACTCAAAGTCCCGTACAGTCAGAGTACCTTACAGAGATGCTTATTCAGAAGGTTTCGAGGACGTTTTCGAGGACTGCCAAGCACGTATACCTGACCTCACAAAACTGCACAGTCTCATAGGGGAGTACAACTACACGCCTATTGAGAGAACGATTGAGGATACAAAGTGATTATCGACTCAGTGATGTTCTGTGACGAATTGGACGTGTTCAAATTGCGTCTCGGGCAACTAGATAGTATTGTGGACTGGTTTGTGATTAACGAAATCAGTACGACACACAGTGGCAAGCCTAAGCCCCTTTATTACCAAGAAAATAAGCATCTGTTTTCCAAATGGAATCACAAGATTATCTGCTCATCCCCAAGCTTCCCTCCAATGGGAGCATGGGAGCTAGAGACGGCGCAAAGACAAGCTCTAGAAGCCAGCGTACGTTCACTTAATCCACAGCCAGACGACGTGCTGCTTACATCTGACTGCGACGAGATACCAAAGCCAGAAAGAATCAAAGAATACACTCCGAGTATGGGCCTGAGGAATTTGAAGCAATTCACTTTTTGGTTCAATTTTGGGCACATGATGAATTATGGTAGCCGTTGTCATTCCAGAGCCCGCATCGGCACTATACGGCACTTAAACGCCGCAGGAAGCCTCAGTAATTTCCATGGAAGCGCAGCAGACGACATGGACCCTAATTTTCCTTCCCTTGAAGATGCTGGATGGCACTGTTCGTACTTCGCAGACAGCCCGATGCGCGTTAGGCGTAAGGTCAACTCCTTTGCTCACGAAGACTTGCAGCATATCGTGAACAGGTACACAGACAGGCAGTTGGCAGACATTATGATCAACGGTAAAGACCTGTATGGAAGGGCAGACATTCCCGCACCAGAACATTGGAGTGAAAACGATTCACGCTTACCTTCATATTTCCTGCAAAACAAGGAAATCTTCAGAGGCTTTAGAAACGAAGGTTTTAGGGAAATGAACAATCACTTGTTTGACTCAGGAGACCAAAATGTTGCCGAAGTACATCCCAGATTATCACGATTTTAATCCCGGCGTTGATGCTGTACTTTATTCTGGCCCGTGGTGGGACGAAAAAGAAATCAACGCAGCTACCAAGGCTTTAACCACAGGCAAGTGGTTGACTTCTGGGGAATACGTAGCACGTTTCCAGAATGAGTTCTCAAGGATGTTCGACGTGCGGCATAGCCACATGGTTAACAGTGGATCTTCGGCCAACCTTGTGATGATCGCAGCTTTGAAGAAACACCTAGGTTGGCAGGATGGGGACGAAATACTAGTTTCTCCGGTAGGCTTCCCGACCACGATTGCTCCGATAGTGCAGAATGGTCTGGTCCCTGTATTCGTAGACATTGAAATGCGTACTCTGAACTTTGATGTGCAGCAGATACGCAGTAAGATCACACCCAGAACCCGGGCTATCTTCGTATCTCCTGTGTTGGGAAACCCTCCCGACATAGACGAACTCCGTGATATCTGCGCGGATCACGACCTGAAGTTGATTGGAGACAACTGCGACAGCTTAGGTACAAAATGGAGAGTAAGGCACATCAGCGATTACTATTATACTTTCTCTTCCTCTTTTTACCCAGCGCACCACATTTCGGTGGGTGAAGGAGGTATGGTCAGCTCTGACAATGAAGACCTGATTAAGCTGGCGCAGTCTTATAGCTGGTGGGGCAGGTCCTGCTATTGCCGAGGGGCAGCTAATACTTTGTCCTGCGGCACATGCGGTAAACGCTTTTCAAGGTGGCTGGATGATGTAGACGCAGACATCGACCACAAATACGTGTTTGATGTAATGGGCTACAATTTGAAGCCACTAGATCTTTGCGGGGCGATTGGCCTTGAACAGCTTAAGAAGTTCCCTGAGATTGATCGTAGGCGCAAATGGAATTACTCAGTAATCTCTGGTTTCTTCTCAGGAAACCCCAAGGTGCGCCTAGCAGAAGTGCTGCTACAAGCTGATGTTTGCTGGTTTGGTGTCCCGCTCATTTGTGCTAGTAGAGAGACTAGAGAATCCTTAGTAGCACACTTGGAAGCCAACAAGATTCAGACGCGTCCATATTTCTCAGGGCAAATTTTATATCACCCCGGGTTTAAACACCTAGGGAACCCTAAGGATTACCCTAAGGCTTGCGAAGTGATGGACAAGGTGTTCTTTTTGGGATGTGCTCCTCACTATACTCAGGAAGTCTTGGACTATATTGGAAAGGTGGTAGGAGAGTGGACTCAGAACTCACAATCCTAGGTGGCAAGGGGTTTGTCCTAGGGGAATACGTAAGTCAGTTTTACCATCACGCTATAGGCAACCTAGCTAGTGTGAATGAGAGAAATGACTATGAGATTTATAGTCCAGACGTACTTATGGGCATCAGTACAATCCACAATTTTCACATCTTCACTGAACCTACCCTAGACATCGAGACCAACTTGGTCGTGCTCGTCAAGGTGCTGGAGCACTGGAGAAAGTATCAAGAAAGAACGGGGAAGCATGGAGTTTTCAACTTCATTTCTAGCTGGCTAGTATACGGAACCAAAGATAGACTGCCAGTACCGGAGACTGCTCCGTGTAACCCATCGGGATTCTACTCTATCACCAAGAGATGTGCAGAGCAACTGTTGATAAGTTATTGCACCACCTACAACCTCAAGTGGCGCATTCTTCGCCTTTCCAACGTAGTCGGAACCAATGACAAAAAGGTTTCTGCCCAGAAGAACGGTCTGCAGCACATGATCAACAAGATGGCCAACGGGGAAGATGTAGAGATCTACGGTGATGGAAATTTTCACCGTGACTTTTGCCATGTATCCGATGTGGCTGCGGCCATAGAGTTGGTGCTGTGCAAGGGCAGTGTGAATGAAATCTACAATGTGGGCAACGGTAAGACATGGACCTTCAAGGACATCATCCTGTATGCTAGGGAAAAGCTGAAGACCGCAGGTGCTGTACGATTCGTGGAACCTAAGGCGTTCCAGAAGCAAGTTGTTGTACAGACATTTTACCTAGACAATTCTAAGCTACGTGCGTTGGGATACGCGCCGAAGTACTCAGGAGAGAAGCTGTACGATTCTATTATACCAAATTCCAAGGCTTAGCGGCCTTGGCGCAGAGTAGGGAGGTGCCTAGTTCACCTCCCGGCTCGCATTCTAACTAGGAGAAAATATGCCAAAAGGCACAAACCAATATACAGGAAAAATTCGTACACACTGTAAAAACGGACACGAGTTTACACTTGAAAACACTTACACACGTCCCGATGGGTTTAAGGTGTGTAAGACCTGTCGAAGAGAACAACAATTGAAATTCGCAGCTGAGCATAAAGATGAGCACAGAGAACAATCTCGGGTGTATTCAAAGAGAAACCCAGAGAAAAGAAGATTTTCTTGGAGACAATACCTAAGAAAAAGAGCAGGGTTTTCTCAAGAGCTATTTCATGTAAGACTGGAAGAGCAGAGGGGTAAGTGTGATATTTGTAAAGAAATTTTTACAGAGGAAAACGTGCCGCATGCCGACCATAAACACGTTGAGCCACCCATGCCCAGAGGCTTGTTATGCAACACATGTAACTCAGCCATCGGACTGCTTAAGGATAGACCACAAAATTGTGAAGAAGCGGCAGTGTACCTAAGAAAATATGGGGAAATATGAAGACTCTCATAGCTATTGTTAATGCCAGACACAGAAAAGAGTGGAGAAATGCGATAAGGACCACTTGGCTTAACCAAGTACCTGCAGAAAAAGCCGAGGCTTTATTTTTTGTGGGTAGAGGAGAGCCTTTGGAAGATTCAAATGGTGTAATAGAATTGAATTGCTCCGATAAGTATGAGCATCTCCCTGAGAAGATAAGAGAAATTTGTAAGTGGGCACTAGAAAGAGAATATTCAAATTTATTAAAGCATGATGACGACACAGTTTTACGTCCACATGATTTTTTGACCTCAGGGTATGAAAAATATAAATACTCAGGGCGCTCTAATAGGCCAGAATCTCCCTACGCAGTACCTTATGGTTTTGGCTATGTACTGAACAGAGAGTGCATGGAAATAATGAGTAAGGAGCCATTGCCGGGTACGGGATCGAACGATGACGAACGGTGGTGTGCAGAAACTTTGAGTCAGCATGGTATTTTTTTACAGGATGAGAAACGCTACTACTTGCACCAGATGAGGTTGCCTATAGAGGAAAACCCTCGGCGTCCCTTACGAGCCCCCAAGAGGCCGGTCCCAGACATGAGTCAGTGGGGCAATACGCCCAATCCGGGCACGTTCAGCTATTGCGTCCATATAGCAGGTGAGACAGCGGAGAAGATTGAGGAGTACAAAAAATTGTGGATTCGACACCGAGAGTCCTGATAGCCGTAGTTTCGTGTCATGCTAGGCCCATCCCTAGGGAACTCCTTAGGTCTACGTGGGTACCTAGGGTTCCCCAAGGGATTGACCTAAGGTTTTTCCTTGGCACAAAACCCCTAGAAACAGGGGGTTTTGTCGCACAGAATGACGAGGTATTTCTGCAGTGCGACGACAGCTACAATGGACTTCCTGAGAAAGTACAGCGGATCTTTCGCTGGGTATTGGAGCAGGGCTATGACTACTGCATGAAGTTGGATGAGGATGTTTGTCTTCTACCTGAGCAGTGGGCTAAGGGTTTCCTTAGGGTTGACTTCAGCGGTCTCCCCAACATGTCTCAGCCGGGGTATCTTTGCCCTTGGGGTTTTGCTTATGTACTGTCCCGACGTGCTATGGAGATAGTAGTTAACTCCGACTTACCCAGAGACAACAATGATGAGCAATGGGTAGCTCAGACACTAGCACCGCACGGCGTCGGCCTTAGTGCGGACATACGGTATTGCCTGCACACCCCGAAGTGTAATAAAAAGCGTACATTGCGTGCCCCTCCTAGACCCGCTACATCTGAGGGGTCAACTACAGGGGCGTTTGCTTACTGTATATTCATACCGGGAGACAGCCCTGAAAAGCAGGCTGAATACATGAAAGTTTGGGAGAAGACTTGTAATGAACCTACGTGAGCAAGAGAACGCAGCATCCCTAGAAAAGCATCTTAAGGAGTGTGCGGAGTCCAACAAGAAACGGCTTGCGGAGATGGATGTGCTCAGGATGAGAGACGAAGAGCTAAGGATACCCAAGGACCTAGGGTTCTGGGAGAGGAAGAGAAAGCAGACTCAGGCACTCAGAAACAAAGTTCTCGCTATGAAAATGGCGGAAGATGTAAAATAACGACAGCGTATACGCCTTAGAGCGTGGAAAAGAGAAAACAGCATGGCAACATTGACGCCTGATCCGATTAGTTACACCGAAATCACATTCCCAGACATCACGGGAAAAACCATCCAAGGCTACTTCCTAGCGACCTTCAGCGGAGCCGCTTATGTGGCGGGTGGAATTCCTGCGAACATCATGAAATTGCTGGACCAGCGCACTGTAGACTTCAACGGAGAACTTCGCGTGGAGTTCTATGGTGAAGACCCTTACAATGCAACTACAGGTGTGGGTACCTACCGATTCGTGTATTCTCCGGTGACCGATACTTTGCAGCTTGTTAGCTACATCACCGGCCTTGAAGTAGCCGCAGGAGCAGCTGTTCCCGCAGGCGTAACTTCCGACACTGTGCTGGTAAAGGTCACAGTGGACCGCACCTCAACGAAAGGCTAAGGAGAAACCATGGCATCAGCAACCAACAGGACGGAGAAGGACTGCTTCAACAAAAACTTCACGGTGGGTAGTGTAGTGAGTGTGCGGTGCATCGTCACCGCTATCACTCCCGCCCCCACTGCTCCCAACAACACGGCACTTCAGTATGGCGGGTCGGGAGATCTCGTCACTTGCCAAGTGGAAGTTAACGGTAATCCCGGGGAAGTCACACCGGGACCGATCTTCCAAGTGTCGCCCATTCAGTGTAGGTATGCGGGCAGCGAAGAACAGCACTAAGATGAGTACCCATTCTTACGATGGGAAGGGCCGTGGAAATCGGCCCACACATTTAAGGAGACATCATGTCAAACCCAGCAACAGACGCTACAGGGGGTTCCCAAGTTTTCATCGGAGATACTGCGACGATCCTTGGTGCGTGTACATCCATCTCGGGAAACCCCGGGGTGAATGATTCGGTAACTTTCACCACGACGCTTGGCGATGTGTTCACATGCTTGGCGGGTGACATTTCATCCTCAGACCAAACACCAAATTCACCTAATGTTGGCCGCACGACATTCGCAGGTAAAGCCTTTGGAGCAGGCCAGCAAGTAACGGCTATGGGCATTGTGACGAGTGTCACACCATCGCCATGGAGCATGACTGGGGTCGTCACTGTGAAGTTGAACTTCTCTGGTCTGGTGGTCACAGTCTCAAGTGGCGCTCTAGTTACGAACTCAACATGGACCAACACTGTACAAGCATAAGATCTCAAGGCTTAGCGGCCTTGGGCTAGCGCGGGAGGTGCTTCTATCATCTCCCTGCGCGACCTATAGAAGAGGAGAGCATATAAGGAGAACCCATGGGACACAATCTGAAAGCGCTCGGCAGCGCGAGCTTGGATGCTTTTGGTGGACTTATTACATTTGCAGATGCCCGAGATGTCCCCGAGGGTGCGAGCCCTCGTAACTGGGATGTAGATTATTCCGTAGGCTCCGTATTCACGCGCCCCGGCCTGCAGTCTCAGTACAGTTTTGCCACCACTCTGACGATCACGGGGTTCTCCTTAGGGTCGGGCAGTATCGCAACCTTTACCTACGTTGGAAGTGAACCAACGGTAAACGAAGGGTTCTTGCTGAACGGCTTCACGGGCACTCTTACTCCCCTCAATGGGCAGACGGTGTATGTAGAATCCGTCACCATGACCCAGTTTACAGCCTTAGTAACCGGGGTTCCGTTCGTTACTATCGGCGGACTAAATGCCACAGCTGTGTCTACAACGGGTCTTTTTGTTGGCCCCAATGTGGGGTCGTCTTTCAATGGTCCAGCATGGACTAACCCAAGCGGTATCAGCAGCGCTACCTCATACGCTTCGGTGGCCACTGGGCTTCCAGTTGAGGAGAGTACCTCGGGAACTACTGGGGTTAACCAAGGTTCTGGTCAGCCATGGCTTGTTGTAAATCAAGTGTGGGGCACAGGCTCTTTTGTAGAAAACCTGTCTGCAAACCAAACCTCAGCCACACTGTTTGCATCAGGCACAACATTGAGTATACCTGCCGATGCAACTGTGGTAGGGGTATCCTTGAGTTTTAATTGGGGAAACCTTTCAAATCCTCCAAATGGTACAGTTGCACAATTGTCTGCGCAGTTAGCTATTAACGGTCTACCTGTAGGGGTCACTTTGCGCTCTACTTCTGGAACCTACGGAGCGACTGCTCTAGGCTCCTCGTCCTTCTTGTGGGGAACTACATTTTCCACAGAAAATCTAAACAACGGAGGGCTTGGCGTTCTTTTTTCGGTGACCAGAGGCACTTCGGGCTCATCCAACGCAGCGTTTGGTGTGGCAGACCTAGTAATCGGAGTCTATTACACTCAAAACCTACCTTCGGGTGCGCTGCTTGATCAGAACTTTTTGTTTGCCATAGCCCCTGCTAACGGGATCTCTGGTTTGGGTGCTAGTTTCAAAGCCTATTCTTCTCCCTTTGTGTCTGGGGCACCGACTTCTGCCAGTCTACAACTACTGCAGAACGGTGTCCCTGTCGGCACAGCGAAGACTGTGGTCCTCACTTCTACACCAGAGGTATATAGCCTAGGGTCTCCTAGCGACAGTTGGGGTGGGTCTTGGACGGCGAGCACAATAAACAACTCCACTTTTGGAGTAGAGATCATAGCTTCTGGTGCAGGGGTTACGTATGTAGGCGATTTGGATGTCACTGCTTACATTACGCCCGCCCTAGTCAACTTTAACTGGTTCGGAAGCTATCAACAGAACAACAACTCTCTGTTCACCTTAGCACTTGACGCAGCGGGCAATGTGTGGCAAGAAAATGTTCTGGAGAACCCCGGGGTTCTTTCCCTGTCTCTGACAGGGGTTATTCCCGGTTCCTACGGGAATGGGGCCACAATTGACAACTCTGAGTTCGTCATGTTCTCAGATTTGAATGTCGGCACTGACCGTCCACGGCAATTGTCCGCTGATGGAGTCTGGTACCCAGTCTCTCAGTGTGCTCCCGGTGCCCCTCCATCCTTCATAGCCAGCACAGCCGCAATCAGTGGCGTCTTGACCCTGCAGAGCTACACATGGACGGCATCAGCCACTGTACCCAATGAGGGCGTAGCCAACTTCACGTTTACCAGCCCTTCAGGCTCAGTACCTGTCGTAGGATCAATTTATGTGATCAACGGGACAGGTACAACCTTAGATCATCAAGCGGTCATTGTATTGGGTTCTCCTGCCCCAACCTCAACCACGTTCTCCGCAGAGGTGACAGGCACGGCTTCTCCAAACTACCCAGCGGGACCGACCATTATCGTTGGTACCATGGCTGCGCAGTTCTTCTACAGTGTTGTGTCGATCACGCAATTTCCGGCGTATGCTGGATTGCAAGAACCTGTGCCGCTAGAATTAAGCGCAGGAGCGACGGCGATCCAAGCTGGCAACGTAGTCACCTTTTACTATCAGGACACTACCACCGGAGGACCTGACCAAAATCTTCTCACCGCATTTTCCTCAGGCAATGGAGCATGGGTTTACATCACAGGGGCACCCACAGCTATACCCTGCAATGGAAACTGGCAAGTCATTGCTATGGGAAAATCGATCCCACCGGGAGCGTCAGACGAGCATTGGTATTTTTCCTTCTTGTTCAACACTACTGGAGCTGTGAACGGTTCTAGTTTTTCCGGGGTCACGTACCGGCAGACGGCAGCTACCATTACCTTCCCTCTTCCCGGCATTCTAGGTTTATACGCCGGTTCTCAGATGACAATCACCAATGTCACTGGGGTACCGCAAGATGGTTGGAACAACTCGTGGACTGTCATAGAGGCTGTAAACTCGGGGCAGTACATCATTACCTCAACTTCTTCCACAGCGGGTGTGGCTACCTACGGGTACCAGTTCTCATCCACAACCAACAGTCAGGTTCCTATAGCGGGGCACCTTATCACCATTACGGGGGCTCTGCAAGCCCCGGGATACAACGGCACCTTCCTTATTGCCACCGTGAACGTGGGAAACAACACCTTCACAGTGAACTACCAAAATCTGCCGGATACAGTCGGCGGGCCGGTCAATGAGAGTGCGACTGCGCAGGCCGCTATGGCAGGTACGGTGTTTACGTTCGACCCCGGACAATTGTTTGTGGGTACTAACCAGAACACCATCTATGGCAACGTATCAGGTATGGGGGATGTCACCATTATCGGTACCACACTGACACCTATCGGTGCTGGTACACGACAAGCGGTGGTGTTCTTCATCACAGCGAGTGGTAACTGGACCCCAGTGTCTAATCCCACTCTTCCCTTTACTACGCCAGCCGATGCGAACGTACTGCAAGTCTCCAACATTCCTATAGGCCCATCCGACGTAATCGCACGCGGAATTGCGATTACGGAAGCAGGTGCCAATGGTGTGCCGGGAGCAAACTTCTACGTTATCACCAACCCAGTGACGCAGACTGTTAACGGCGTCACGTCCACGTACACATCTACAATTATCAACGACAACACGAGCACGACAGCGCAGTTCAGCTTTACGGATGATGTGCTGTTGAACTCTACTGAAATTGATATCCCGGGGCGCGACCTGTTCAACACAATTGAACTCGGCAGCTGCGCTTGGTGTGTGCCGTACTCCAGCCGAATGTTCTACGGCCTGCAGTTGAACAAAGTGACCAACCTCATCAACACCACGTTTGATGGGGGCTACCAAATAGTCAACCAAGTCGGACAGAATTTATATCAACAACCATCCGGCTGGGGATTGTACCCAGTTGCTAACGAAGCGAGGCTTTTGCCCAGTCCTGTTACTGGTGACGCCTACTACATCGTCAATAACACAGGTGTGGTTGGCAGCACCAACCCGGGTTTGGGAGCAATTGCACAGACAGCCTATCAGGACTTCTTCAACGTCCCGATCATCGCTATCAACACAGCGTACTCGGTGCGTGTGGCGTGTTCGGCTCCTTCAGGCATCGGCATTGGAACCTTGGTCATAGACCTAGTGCAGCTAAGCAAGGGAAGTTTTGGCAAGGTATACGGTAGCTTCAGTGTACCGCTGTCCACCATGGGCGTAACAATGTCAGTGTTCAGTGGGACTCTCTTGACCAGTGTATTCACGTCCGTCGTTGACCCACAATTGAGTTTGCGGGTGCGTGTAACGGGCATGGGTATTGGGGCAGATGTGCTGATCGACCGCTTTGAGGTCTTCCCCACACTCTTCCCGTACCTGAAGACTGAGGTATATGGGTCTTACATCAATCAGCCTGAGGAGATAGACGCCTCAGGTGATGGTGGGATCATAGATACGAGTACGGAGAACCCGCAGGCATGCTTCGGTGGTTTCGTCCTGCGTGATCAGCTGTATCTGCTCAAAACGAGCAGCATGTACAGCACGCGCGACAACCCTAACTCTGAACCCGGTGGCTGGTCATTGAATGAGGTCAGCAATCGCGTAGGCATCTGCGGTATCAATGCCTACGACGTGGGTGAAGAATGGGCTGTGCTGGCATGTCGCAATGGCATCTATGGCTTCGAGGGCACTGAACCTGAGCTGATCAATCTGGAAACACTTCAGATCTGGCAGCAAATCAACTTCAATGCAGGCAACACCATTGTGCTCAGGAACGACACAGAAAATCGAAGGATTCTCTGCGCCGTCCCTCTTCCAACTGGGTATTCCCCAGAGGGCGTGGCAACAGGCACGGTGACATGGTTGCCCTTTGCTCCGTACAACCCTGCACCGACCACACCCAACGTGATCTTGGTATTGAATTACCAAGCCCTTGGGGACTTCAAGGAGTTGATGGCTTCAATCGGAACGCACGCCACTATGTTCGGCAGCTTGGCGAACCCAGACATGCGTAGGAAGTGGACGATCTGGCAGATACCTACTCCGTACATGGGGCTTGTGACCAGAGCTAATTTGCTCGACATGCCATTGTATTTTGGCAACGGGATCGACTCCTCCAAAATCTATCAGCTCAACGACGATCAGCTGAGTGATGATGGAGTAGCCATCAATGGCCTCTACACCACGTATGGACACGTCAATGCTGTCAAGGCAGCTACCTTGCCGATCTTCGGCATGCACACGAAGCGCTACACCGTCCTGCAAGCGAACCTTGCGGGCGCAGGTAATTGCCAAGTGCGCCTGATACCGAATGACCTGTTCGCAAGGTATCCCTACGTAGTACCCGGGGGGATCACTTTGAACAGCCCTGAGAATGACGATATGTTCCGCCCAGTTAACTGTAAAGGGCAAAGGCTATTCTTGGAGTTCTCCACGAACGCTGTGGGAGCATGGTTCCAGCTCGACAAGACGCTGTTGACGGGCAAGGCTGATGGCTGGTCATCGCTCAACCCAACGGGTGGGGGAAACCTCGGCATCACGTAGTTGACAGACAGCACCAAGTTGTGGTACAATTAGTCAGTAAGAGATATCAGGGCTTAGCGGCTCTGAAGCAGAGTCGGGAGGAGCCTGATACTCCTCCCTTCTCGACCTTATCAGGAAGGAAACGAGAGGAGGAACCCATACGCAAGGACGTGCGGCTCAGCTAGAGGGCGGTCAGGAACTGTCTGCCATCACCAATAAGGATTTCAACAACGGTACTCTTCTTCAGCGTATAATCGACGCTGTGAATTCCCTAGCTCTTAACAGTGGAACCTTAGCGGTAGGAAAGTTGCAGCCCCCACCCCCGGTTCAGTCGATTTCCGTAGCGGGTACGCTGAATCCCGCCACGAACAGTCACATAGCAAACAGCGAAATCCTTCACTGGACCATAGGGCATACTCAGGCCATCCAGAAGAACATCCGCTACTTCAGCGAGATCTCAACTACCCCCAGTTTTTACCAAGCTCACGTGATAGACCACGGCACGAGTCGGACAGGAATCACGACACTGCCCACCTACCTAAACGACGGCGTGACGAGACAAGGGTTCTACCTCAGGTCGTACGCACAATACCCCGGGAGTGACCCCCAGAAACCCACAGTATTTGGTGGTGCAGCTGGACCAACCAAAATCCTCATGAACGGTGGTGGGGCAGCAGTCAACGGAACGGTAATCACCACTGGGTCGGCATGTACGTTACTACCATCCACAGGCTCAGGCACAGCAGCTGCAGACGGCAGTCAGTCGGGGCAGGGTCTAGGCACATCCCTAGCGCGCTCAGCACCGGGACCAAAACGGCAGGCATCTTAATGGGCACAATAATTCGCAGTTATCAACTCGGGGACGCAGAACAGATTCAAAAGATTCATGATGAGAACAAACTAGACTTCAAATTCCCCAACCTCAATTCCTCCCTCTTCACTGTCAATAAGGTGCTGGAGGTTGAGGGTGTCGTACGCGCATCGTACGCATTACGCATGGTGGCTGAGGCAAACCTTTGGTTGGATCGCAGTGATTGGACAGATCCTAGGGGACATTGGCTGACAGTCAAAGCGCTCGACAAGGAAGCCGTAGCAGCAGCGTCAGGATTAGGCATAGATGCAGTTCAATGTTTTCTGCCACCGGGCTACGAAAAATTTGGCAAGCGCATAAGTGGTAAAGACGGGCTAGGGTTTACCAAGTGCCCGCAGTGGGACTACTACGCAAAGTTCATAGGAGCACAGCAATGAAATTAAATTTCAACGTGTGGAATGACAACGGATTTGATACAGGACTAGAGTTGCTGTGCATCCGACAACTGGTAAACCAAGCCGAAGGGGCAGCTTCTAATGCAGGGGCGACTGCAGCTGGCTTGGGCTCTCAGGCAGCTAGCGAGGGTGCCCAACTTAACCCCTTCTATCAGCGAGAAATGTCAGCTGAGCACGCTTACGACCCGACGCAGATCAACGAACTCCTAACGCAAGCAGGGGCGGGGACAGGCGCTGCGCAGGGCTCCCTAGATACTGAAGCACAAAGACAAGGGGCCGTCTCAGGCAATGCGGCAGGGCAAGCAAAGAATCTTCAGGAAATTGCCCGCGACCGTATGAAGGCCAACGCAGGGGTTTCGGAAGGCGTGGCTGCTCAGGATGTCATGGGAGCCAAGCAGTTGAATCAAGAAGGTGCAGCTGGAGAGTCTGGCCTGTATGGAGAGAACCTCAAGGGGCAACTGGCCGCAATGGGTCAACAGTCTGCTGATATCAATGCAGCTACGAACGCCAGCCAGACGGGATGGCTTCAGAGCGCAGAAGGCCTCGCAAAGACTGGTGCAGGTATCGCAGCCCAGTTTCAGAGCTAAGGAGAGTTGACAACCAGACTTTTCTTTGATATTATAAGAATAGGAGGAGATATGCCGTATAAAGACCCAATGTCACCAGCAGCAAGGGCCAGCCAAAGGCGGAGAAGTGCCACCTATTACAAGAACCACAAAGAGACGGTTGTCAAAAGAAGCCGTGCATGGAGAGAAGAAAACCCTGAATATATGCCAGCACAAAGACGTGCTTATCGAAAGATTCATCATGCAGAATTGGCAGCCAACAGCTTGGTGTGGAGAGAAGAAAATCCAGACAGAGTAAGGGCGAACCGTAAGGCTTGGAACCTGTCTCACCCTGAGTACAATATCTGGAGCCAAATGCTTGAGAGGTGTTACAACCATGATTGCAACTCGTATAAATATTATGGGGCAAAAGGCGTTACGGTATGTCGCAGATGGGCAGGTAAGGATGGGTACAAAAACTTTTTACTCGACATGGGAAAAAGACCATCAAACAAACACTCGTTAAGCCGCCTTGGGGATACTGGAAATTATACACCAAGAAACGTCGTTTGGGGCACACGGGAACATCAAGAAGAGCAAAAAAGAGTTAAGAGGTACAAGGAGAACACATGGCAACCCCAACAATTCGCGTAAATGATGGAGAGCACAAACTTGTGGTTGTCAAATCCGGGGAGAGAATTTTAACTCCTGAGCAGAACCGTAAGTATGAGATGGGTCACCCTCGTGCCAGAAAAGAACCCATGAAAGCCAATGTTGTGTTCGATCAAGGCGGGATGATTGATCCCGATGCATCAGTTGACGCCATGAATTCCCAGACATCGCAAGCACCTCCTACTGACCCCAACGCTTTAGCCAAGAAAGCCCTAGATAACTCCAAGAAACTCGCTGCGGCCAATGCCATGCCCGGTCAGGGACATGTGGATACCTCTACATCTCCTTTGCTCAATCAAGAAGCCTTTGATCAAGGTGGCGACGTGCAGGCCGAACCCTCGGTAGGTGAGCGTATAGCCTCGCGTGCGAAGGAACTTCTTAGCCAAAGCAAGGCAGTGTCTGCGCCTGAAGATAACGAAGCCCAAGCCTTCAAAGAGAAGCAGGAGATGGTGAACTCCGTAGCACAGCCAAAGCCCGTAGTGGACCCCGGGACGATGAATAACAATGTGCCATCCGACCGTATGCATCCCTCAGCTGGATATGGCATGGGCAAGGGAGAGAAACGCCTTTACACCGACCCTCAGGGAAACCCTATCAATCCTACAACGCCGCAAGGGATGGGTGCAGCGGGTCCGCAGCGCCCTGTGCCATCAGGTTTGATGGGTAAGGCGTACGATTGCGGCGGCATGGTTTACGACGAAGGTGGCGACGTTACGGTAGATCCCGCTAAGCAAGCCGCGATTTCCCAAGCTACGCAAGAGATCAAAGCAGAAGATCAAGGTGGAGGGGCACCCGCAGACTTTGCTGGGCCTGTACTCCCCAACCCTAAGGGCATCAAAGTATCTGATGACACCGAGCGCCCACCCGATGAGCCCACAAGGCTCTCAGGGGGAGCAAAGATGACCACCGATAATGCCCCATTGACTGCGCCCAAGATGGACACGAGCAATCCACCCCACAATGAAATAGAGACATCGGGTCAGCTCTCGTCTGCCAAGGGTTCCCCCATGGTTTCTTCTGGACAGATGGGGAAGGGCCTGCCCGCCATTGAGCAACCAAAGGGAAACGCAGGCATGCTTCCCGGGACTACGGATCAGCCAGATCAGTATAAGAATGAAATAGAAGCATCCCTCCAAGGGCGAACTGTAGGTCACGACTCTTCTGTGTCTCCCTACAGGAACGAAGATCCCGCTAAAGCCCATCTCCAAGCTATCTCCGACCAAGATAAACTCAAGGCCGCAGCGATGGGCAAGGACGGCCTAGTGGATCAGGGTGCCAACATGATTCATGCCAAGGCACTGGGCCTGAACAAGAGCAACGAGGTGCCACTGCCGCAACCTGCCGCACCCACAGCGCGTGAGAATGTGGTAAATCAAGAGAAGCAGCTGCGTGAGAAGATGCTGAACGCACCTACGGAGCAAGAGCGCTTCCAAGCCGAGAAGGACTTGGCTGAACTCAAGCGGCGTACACCATGGGGCTCTGAAGGCTCGGCACACCCCGGCATGATGGGCAAGCTAGCCCATGCAGCATCTGCGATTGGGCAGGGCATCGGACAGGGCATTGCTCCGTATGCCGTGAACGCCATCCCGGGCTCTCGTGCTGACATTGCTCGTCAAGAAAACCTTGGTGAACAAGGTGTGGAGCAAGCGCAGAAGAAAGAAATGACAACGGCTCAAACCGCAGTCGAGCAAGGAAAGCCTGAGTTGCAAAAAGAAGCACAAGGGATAGCTGAGGAAAAGAACACAATAGCTGCAGATAAGAACAAGATGCAGCACGATGCGCAGCTACGTCAGCGCGGTTACAAGATTGACGCAACTGGCGCTGAAGTTCCTATCCCGTATGAAGAGTTGTCCACGCATGAGCAAGGTGTATACGACCTGAACCAAGCAAAGAGTCATGCGCAAGACGCCCTAGCAGAACTAAAGTCTGCGCAGGCTTCACCAGATTCACCGCAAAGTCAGCTTATCTTAGCCAAAGCGAAAGCCGAGGGCGAGAAAATGGATCAAGCGGGACAGAAACTAGGTTTGGATGTGGACAAGTACAAGGCAGAATATTTGGGGTTGTCACACGATAACACCCCTTTGCCGGGTGCACAACTTACGTCCGAAGGAAAGCCAATCGGCACCAAAGTCACTGGAGCAAAGGGCGGCCAACCTACGGCCATGCAAAAAAACAAGGCCGACTTGTCTGAAAATGTGCAGCACAACGTAGATGACGCTACCAAACTGATCAGAGCAAACCCCGATCTGTTTGGCAAGGTGCAAGGTCGCTTCACTACTGCGGCACAGATGATCGGTTCCAATGACGCAGCTATATCTAGGCTAGGCGTTGTGATCCACAACATCGCAGTGGCATCGGGCGGTATCCATGGGCAGCGCAGTCAGCAAGCTGTGGAAGCATATGAGAAGGATCTACTCAACCGTTTCAAAAATTCTCCCGAAGCTACTATCGCAGGCTTGAAGGAACTTCGCGGGAGTGTTGGCGACTTCATGAAAGATGGAGGTAAGAAGCCAATCGTAGATCCAGATCTCGTACCCAAAGGTGCTAGTGCTGAAGTTCTAGACAAAAATGGCAAGGTCACTGGGCACGTTGTGAATAACAAGTATGTAGCGCTACCAAAAGAATAAGCAGGGGGAACCATGGCAGACGACACGCAGATCGAAGGGCTTCCAGAGGGAGCAACCGTAAAACCTTTGCAGACTG